TAGGTGTTAAGTTTTCGGGAAAGCCGATCCGCAATGGCGTCGATGCCAGCGAATAGCTTGGGAAGCTCGCGGTCTTTTGGGCCATTCTCGCGGCTCCCGGTCATTTCGTCCGCTACTGCGTCAAGCGCATTTAGAACCGCCTCGCGGCACTTCTCGCGCATCTCGTCGCGTTGCTCATCTATCGTTTTGGCTCCGTCTTGCGACATTCCAACCGAGCGAAGGAAAGCGGAATCTTGGTCAAGCGCCTGCCCAGCGGTGCGGCCATCGGCGCGAATAGTGTCTCGGGTTATTTTCATTGTTACTCCGTGCTCGCCGTCAGGCGGTGAGTGCCTTTTCGATTCGCTCTTTGCGCGTGGTGTAATCTTGGGTGTATTCACCGTCCGAGTAGTTGGACTGCGAAACACCGTGTTTTTGAAAGTCAGAAAGGACTTCGCCCAATGCCTCGCGCATTTTGGCCGTTTTCTCGCACTCGGCATCGTAAAGAGCCTGAATCGTGTCTAGTTGATTCGCGTTTTTCATGTCTTTTCCGCTCTCGCGGGCTCGGGGTTAAGTGGTTACAGTTCAATTTCGTTGTCGTTCCAAGGCCAAGGCAGCGTTTGCGCGGGACGGGGAGATGCTTGGATTTCTCCTGTCTCCCTGACCGCGTAAGGGCTTTCAAAACCGTAGCGCGCACCGCTTCCAAGTAGATCGAATAAGCGGCCGTCTTCGGTAATAACGCCGTGGGAAGTAATTTTAGCTTTCATGGGATCAAGTTTGAAGGTTTGCGGTTAGGTTGCGGCGACGTTGAAACGCTCCGCCGCATGGGTGAAGCGCGGGTTTGACATTGACCAGTAGGACCAAGCGCCCGGAAGCGCATTGCCGTGCGAAACGGCTTCGTCGCGGGTTAAGAATGCGTCCTTGCCGACATACCAGCAGCCTGTTTTCGCAAAGCCGAGTAGCTTCGCGTTGGTGCTTGTCGGGTAGGCGTAGGCTAGAATCTTTTCGGGAGGGTTCATTTGTTCGCAGGGAGTTGAGTTTTCTGTTGAGATGAGAGCGTGCCGGGTTTCCTCGCCCTGCGGCACTTGCTCCCATGCAAAGAGGGGTTAGCGGATGGCTGCGGCGTGTAGCCGTGATTCTTCTGCGAGGCTAGCCGTGCGCTCGGCAATGATAGCCGACTGCAAGGTCTGCCGATACTCGGCGGCCAATACTAGGCATTCGGCCGTACTGACTGCTGGATTGCGCAGCGCAGAAATCAGCGCATCACGCGCCGGGGCGGAAACGGACTGGATGAGGATGAGAGTTTTCATGGGAGGGAGTTGGTTGACGGGTTTCTCGCCCTTTCGGAGCGGTGCGAGAGACAAAGGGGGGTCATTCCGCGTCGGCCTCGGCGAGGTCTGACCTGAGTTCCGCAAGTTGCTCGGTGGCTTCTTCCTCGGTGATGCTGCCGTCGGCAAGGCCATCGGCGAGCGAGAGAGCGGACTCAAAAATCCCGTGGCTGATGTTTTGCGATTTTGCGGCGAAGGCGCGGATTTGTTTTTCGAGGGTTTTCATTGGGGGGGGAGTTGGTTGACGCGCCTACCATCGGCCATTGGTGCACCTTTGGCAAGACTAAAATACGTCACTACGTAGAACTACTTACCAAAACCTGGATTCCGCGCCCAAATCTACATTACGGTAATGTGACCTCCGCTCCCTCGGAAGAAAGTTACTTGACAGTAATGTAATCCTGCCCTCTTTTGCCCGCAGGCGCACGGGTATTTGTTGACGGCATCACTTCGCAAGGGGTGATGCCGTTTTGTTTTTGCTTGCCCAACACCCGCGCATTTCTTTGGCTCGGCGCGCAACAAACTCAGTGCGCAGCCCGCTCCTGCGATCATACGTGAGCGAACCTCCCCACTCTCACCCGCGCAGGGCAGACCAAGGGATTCTCTGGCAGCCGGCCTTGACCAATCGTCAGACCCAGCCGGCTTACACTTTCGGGCGCCATGGTAGCGCGCAGGGCAAAAAGCTGGATGTCTTCCGACCGCGTGAGAGTAGCTCCCCCGAAACTCAGTGGCAGGGCAAGCAAGCGCAGCTCAGCGGAGTCCGCAGCGCGCCTCCTTCGCCCGGTGAATGACCAGATGCAGCGCGCAAGCGCAACGTGGGTACAGGGCCAAACCAGCACGGCATCCGGTGACAGTGGCAACGCACGCCCAGCTTCCTGCGGGCTTCGCTCTCTTGCCCACTTCGCCCTCGCCGGGGTGAAGTGTGGACTCACAACCCGCAACCCGAGAGCTTGACTCTCCCCCGATCTCGGCGCAATTCTGGCCTTATGGTCGCAGAGCAAACCGCCATAGCCAAGCCGCGCAGCAAATCCCTCAGCGCCGGCAACGCGTGCACTACATGGACCCTCATGCGCGAGCTCGCGGCCGAAACGATGTATCTGGTCGATGGCCTGCCTCCCCGCGCAATCGCGGCCGCTCTTTCCACTCCAGAGCGCATCATTTCCAGAAGCGCCGTCACATCACTGATTTCGCGCAAGGGCTGGACCCAGAAGCGAAGGCAGCAATCGCAGAAGAGTGCAAATATTGCACACAAGCGCGCCCAAGAGCATGTTGAAATGGTCGTACAAGCGCAGGGATCACTTGCGGCAGCGGCTAGCGTGCAAGGACTTAAGCGAGCAATGGAAGCGGCTGAGTCAAGTGGTGAAGATTCGGCGCGAGATTTTCGGAGTTGGGCGGGAGGCGCGCGCGATCTGGTCAACATCATGCGGCAGGCGCGCGGCCTGGTTGATCCGGGCAAGGCGCAGAGCTCGGGAGATGACGCGCGCACGGTTAACTTGTCGTTTTTCGTGGGCGCGTTGACCTCTGCCGACCGCGCGCAGGGAATGAAGTGCGTGGGTCCAGTGCTCGAGTGCGAGGCAGTGAGCGCGCCGGCGCCGAGCCCGAAAGCGATTGCGCCCATCGCAGCGCAGCCTACGCTCGCCGGATGATTCTCAGAAGCGCGACAAGACACGCGCCTTTAACTCTCGCATGTCTGCCAATCTGAACATGCGCGGCGAGCGCCTTGACTGATGGCTTGACACGCGCGCTTTAGCGCCAATAGATTAACATCACGTTCGGCAGACAAGGGCAGGCAGTTCACCCCCCGCCGTGCCCCCCACCCGCCCACCGCGCACCCGTCGCCTGAATGACATCATCCTTTCCACAGACGTGCCCTACGCGTGAGGGAAAATCACCACTTCATTTCGCGAATGGTGTTTGCGAGAATCGACGCGAGTTGCGGTGAGAGGGCGAAGCGTGCGGTGTTGATCTCCAGTGAGCATCGGATGTCGCCACCGTTCTTCATACGCTCGGTCGCGGCCTTCCAGTCCATGAGCATTTCGAGCACGTCGAAAAGGCTCATGCCGTTGACGCTGGATTCCAAGTGGTCGGCCGTGCTGCGTAGGAACTTGGCCGTATCGAGAAGCGCATTGACAGCGAGCGCATTGACAGCGGCTGAGCCCTCAGTGCCGCTCGCTGCGTCCGCCTGTTGTCCTTGGGCATCTGCGGTCGCGCGAATCATGGCGCCGAGAATTCCGCTATCCTTCCTTGGGTAGAACTCTGGGTGATGCGAATTGGCCGCATAGTGGTGGTCAATGGCTGGTTTCTCCGCGCGCAAGCAGGCACGGTACTCTTCGGAGCCGTAGTCCATGCCGGAGAGCGAAAGCGCCTTCAGGCGGTCAAAGGCCGACTTCTCGGGCTCAACCAGTTTGCTTTCGTCGTGATCGCGCCCACGGTCATAAAGTTTCTGAGCGCAATCGTCGATGAGTTGACGGACGCGATGGATGTGGGCCATCGTATCGGAGGTGGAATCGGATGGGATGTTGGACATAGAAATTGGCGGGTGCCTCAGCTTACGTTCTGTTTACCAGCGGGCCAGGTTTCTTCATCCGCGCTGGCGGTGCCCTAAAGTGTGAGTCACTTTTTGCGTTTGCGCCGATGCTTGGGGCGATGGGGAGGGCGCGCGTTGGCAATTTTGCGCCAGCGATTGAATTCGTGGGCGAGATCGGGGAGAGAGTCGGCCATGAACATGCCGGCGCGGGCGGAAATTTCCGAGAAATGGACGTGCTGGATGACAAAGGTGTAGCCGGACTGCTCGCCGCCGTAGTCGGGCGAAGGGAGGAAGCGGCAGCCGCAGTGGAAGGCGGCAAACTCGAAGGCTTCGTGAAGGAGGCATTCGACGACGCGGCCCCATCGGCCCTCGCCGTAGCCGACGCGGATGAAGGGGAGAGGGGAGCCGGGAGTTTCAACGTTGGTCGAGAAGGAGCCGCCGTAGCCGTCGATCAGTTCGAGGCGGACCTTCATGGGGCCGAGGTTGTAGATGCCGATGCGGGAGGGTTTCATCGGTTAAAATTCCATCGAAGACACGCCCATGGATTTTCAGGTACTTTTTCCATGAGCGGCTTCCATCTCCTCAAGATCATTCGCCTCAGCCATGAGATTTTTATAGCGTTTATCCAAATCTGGGTTGGCCAAGCGGACTGCGCACATGGCCATCGGCGCGCTCCCGCAATCCCCCATCGTGTCCATCTTCGCGGTGATCTCGTTTAGAAGGACCTTGAAATCGGCGCCGATTTCTTCCTTTGATCGTGGCACGACTTTAATGTTTGGTGTATTCATTTCGTTTTCCATGTTAATGATGGCCCTATGGCGGACTTAGTTCAGTAGCGAATATGACGAAGGGCGGATCTGCGACCGGAAGCGATGCCATTAACGTAGCCCAAAACAAAGCCGATTATTCCGCCAGTGAGGACACAGGCGAAAATGAGATGATGCGAAACGTGAACGATGGTGGCAATCACGTGAGTTCGGTGTAGGGGTTCGACGCCACAATTTTCTCAACGACTTTTCGTTGTGATTGCCCTTCGGGGCTCGAGGCGAATTCCTTTCGGCGGCGGCGGGTTTCCCAACCGAGTTTCGCTGCATCTGAATGACGAATGCGAATTTCGCCGAGTTCACGTGGGCTCATCAGCCATCTGCGAGGAATTCCGATTCCCCGGAGGATGGTTCGGAAATTCAGTTTCATGTGAGTTCGGAGTGGCGGAATCTGCCGCGGATGGCGGAGAAGAAGAAATTGCCGTGGGATTTGGCGGACATCAGATCGTGGTGGAGGTGTGGAGGAACGCCGTGGTAGCGGTAGGTCTTGCCGCCGTTGGCGAATTTCACATCAAGGGTGTTGGTGGCAGGGTCGTAGCCGACCGCGGCGAGGTGGGAAGACTTGATGGGGGAGAGGGGGAGGCGGGGTGCCTGAGTATTCACGGGATGGCCTCCAGTTCGGCGGCGATCCTGCCGATGGCAATGTCAGCGAGTCCAGAAGAGGCGTAGTCCACCTCAATGAACTGGGTGGAATCGGAGAATGAAACGCGGAGGGAGGTCCGGTTGGCGTAAACGTATCGCGTGACCATTAGGATTTTGGAGGCGACAACGATCTGGCCGTCGATCCAGATGATTTTCACAGGGATGAGGGCGGGAGTTTGAAGCCGTGGGGCGGGACGATGATGTTTGACGAAGGCGAAGCGGCTGGAGCCGGAACCATGTCGTGCTGGGAGAGTGAGGCGAGAGCGAGACTGTGGTAAGTGAGCACGCCGATAACGGTATCTGGGTGGAGTGCGTGGGCCGTGAGTACTTCGCGGATGGCGCCGGCGATCTTTTCGGAGAAGATAAAAACGTTGGTCGCGGTGGGATCAGGCTGGCCGGGTTGCTGGGCAGGACCGCAAAGATTGGAGATCATGAGGCGGGAATGTAGGCGGTGAGGATTTTTTCGGAGGCGACTTCGAGGGATTCGCCGTTGACGTTGACCTTGGAGAACGCCATCTGGCAGGGGGCCAGTGCGATGTCGCCTACATGAACGTTTTCACATTTCGGGCCGATGGCGATAACGTCGAACTTGGCTTGGTCAACGTGCATGGCGGTCTTGGGGATGAAGATTCCTCCGACTTCGGCCGGTCGAGCGTGGCGGCGTAAGAGCACTTTGTCGCCGACTGGGCGAAAGGTGGTGATGACGGGATCCAGGGATGAGTTATGACGTTGGAGCATATTTCTTCTTGCGTGGAGGATTGACAGTGATGTAACGGGAAATTTCGCATGCCTCCCTCCCGTAGATTTTGTAGAATGAGGCCAGGGCGTGAGTGGCCTCGGATGAGGCAGAGCGGAAATTCTTTTGGGCATCCGTCTTCACTCGTTCGGAAATCTGAGGATCGAGGCGCACTTGCATGGAATCCTCGTGGGGCAAAGTGGGGCAACCGTCAAGGACAATTTGAAGATTGACGGGGAAAGGATTCGGAGCGATGGGTGGGAGGTCGTCAGGCAATGCAGTAACGAAAATTCAACCCACTTCCACGATGGCCGTCATCAGTTCCGTTTCGACCAAATCCAGCGGCTTTAGCACGCCGGCTGTCAAGTATACCAAAGTCACCGTGGATCGCGGCGACGGGAATCCTCATCCGACCGCGGCCGGCGTGCCGGCGGAAGATGTGGGCAAAGATTCGGGCGGCGAGTACCACGAAACCCCCTCGGCCGGCATCACACAGACCGGCGTGGGCAGCCTTCAGGGCAACGATGCCGCCCATGAGCATATCGTCAAACACCCGTAGGCCATGAGCGAGCCGCAAATCATTATCGAGTCCAAGGGCATAGCCAATGGCGTGCAGGGTTCGTATGCCGAGGCGTTGAAAGGGATGCCCCAGCGACCAGATCGGCCGGCGCCCAGCATCGGCTATCAGTGTCCGGCGTATGCGGACGTTCCCGGTATGCAACCGGCTCCGGCCAGTGCGGGCGATGCCACGATTGATGTCGGTGGTCCCTCGCGGCTCCACGTCTGACCATGGGCGCATCGCCCGGTATCGTCGAAAGATACGGGCTCAAGTGGGAACGCGACAAACACACCGAGTTCTCGATTGAGAGCTGGTGTTATCGCCACAACCACCCGAAAGAGAAGGGGGGTCTGGGCGCGGAAGGACATTTCCGCAAGATGTGGAAAATCATGTGGCCAAAGTTCGAGATCAACGAGTGGGTCGAACTGATGATTTGGGCGTGGTGTAATTACAAATACATCATTGTCATCGGACATCAGCGGGCATCAAAGACTTACACATTTGCCTACATCGCATACCTGGATTACTGTTGTTCCCCGCTGGATACGATGACCTCGATTGCGACCGTGACCTTCGAGGGGTTGCGGTTGCGCATGTGGTCTGACCTTCTGCACGCCATCGAAAGCAGCGAGGCCGTGCGCAATGGGATTCAGGATTTTGCCGTCAGGTCCACGACGAACGAGTGCCGTGTGTATCCGATAGATTCAGGACACGAGGCCGCGGAGAAGTTTCAAATCCATGGGATGAGCGTGTCGCGCACGGCGGATGCGCCTGGTCGTATCCGTGGTGGCCATGCCGACCGACGCCGGGTGATACTCGACGAATCGCAGGACATGCCGGCGGCGATCTTTGATGCGATGGTTAATCCGATGTCGGCCCCGGACGCCAAGTGTGTGCTGCTCACGAATCCGATTGAGAAGGTCAGTCGCTTTGGCGAGTGGTGCGAACCGGCGGAAGGCTGGTCAAGCGTGGACGAGAACGACCTGTTCTGGAAATTACGGATCGGGAATGGACAGGGTATTTGCATTCATCTGGATGGCCTCCAGTCGCCAAATTTGAAGGCGGGTAAGACGATCTACCCATACATGCTCACGCAGGAGTCGATCAACGAAATCATCTCAAACCATGGGGCGGATTCGGTGCAGTATTGGGCGCTCGTGCGCGGGTTCTTTCCGCCGGATGGCATGGTCTCGAAGATTTGGCCCAACTCTACGACTGAGCGAGCGAAGGCACCGATCAAGTTCGACTTCCAGCCGCAGCAATGCGCGACGCTTGACCCGGCATTCGAGTTCGACAATTGCGTAATGCACATTGGCCAGCTCGGAATGCCGGTCTTCGGCCAACGCGACTACAAGATTAGCGGGACAGAAACACTCGTGGCCAAGCTGGACGCTGGACTGACCGCTGAGCCCAAGGACTATCAGGTAGCGCACTGGGTCATGCACGAGTGCCAGAAGCGGGGAATTTTGCCCGAGCATTTCATCATGGACACGACTGGTAATGCGCGAGGCGTGTATGCGATTCTGCAAAAGGAGTGGTCGCGAAACGTTCAGGGCGTGGAGTACGGCGGGGCGGCGACGAATCGGCCGTTGCGCGCCGATGATAACCGCAAGTGCGAAGACCTCTATCGGTGGTTCATTACGGAACTGTATTTCCGAGCTTCGGAGTGTGCCAAGGCCGGATTGCTCGGAGGGTTGTCAAATTTGGACCGGCGAACGATTGATGATCTCTCGGCCCGGAGGTACGAATTGAAACAGGGAACCAATGGCGTCCTGATGGTCGCCGAGTCGAAAAAGGAAGTTAAGAAGCGGCTGGGTCGTTCCCCGGACTTTGGCGATGCGTTTGTGCAATGGGGAGAATTGCTGGCACGACTGGGCACCATGCCCGGCGGTGGTGCGGCGCAACGCCTGGCTCAGACCAAGGCGGCTGGGTCGCGGTGGTCACGTCAGAAAGCACGGGCATTATCCGTATCTGGTCGGTACAACGAAGAAAAAGAATTTACCTACTACTGACATGGCCCTGCTACGCAATCCACGAGAGACTCCGCCAGACGGATTCCGCTACGTCCAGATGGAGACGCAGGCGCGGTTCACGGGCGAAACATTGGGTGAATGCGCCGACGTAGTGATTGCCCATCGACAGCATTACAACCTACAACCACAGGACCATCCGACCGTCGAGTTGGAAATCCAGCGGCAGATTTGTGAGGGGATGTTCCCGCACGTCTGCACCGCCGAGCCGGGCGAAAACTACCAGCCGTTGCAGGACCGTTCGCGTGGATTGGATGCGGACAAGATCATGGCGTTCACGGGGGCGGCGTTCCGCTTCATTGAGAGCGGCGGCGAACTTGTGACCAAGGAAGAGTCGGCGCGCCGGGCCGCAATCTGCCGCGGATGCCAGTATAACCGTCGAACTACTTGTATTTGCACCCCGATTTTCAAGATGCTGGATGCGCTCGTGCCATCCTCACGGCGCGAGTCTGGTCTTGCAATTTGTGGAATTTGCGGGTGTTCATTGGAAATTAAGACCCTTCTGCCCATGTCAACAATTCAGTCCGACAATGCCGGTAAGTCTTTGAGATTCCCCGCGTATTGCTGGATGAACGAACCCGATGGCCAAAAAACCACGTAGCAGAAACGAGGTGGTTTTGCAGAAGTTTCTGCCCGAGTCCGTGCAGAAGACGCAGGCGGAGTCTGGTAGCGGGATTCAGGATCAGCCGTTCACCGGACCGACCTACGCCAACGACCGGCGCATCCGAGACTGCTCTCAGGCGCGTGAGTTATATGTTCGGCTTTACCTTGAAGGACAGTTACGAGCTCAGGCGTTCGCTCAGGTGCGCAACCAGATCGAGGGCGGCCGACCGTTCGATCCTGATGAGTTAAAGCGCAACGGCGAACTCTGGCGGACTAACGTGAATTTCAACGATGCGCGGGCCTCATTCCGTCGCGTCTCGATGCCCTATTGGAAGATGGTCCATGAGGTACCGAACCTGATTTCGCTCAAGATCCATTCGCGGGCGCCCGAGGTTCCACAGTGGGAAAAGGGATTCGCCGAGTGCTTCGACATGTTTCGCGATGACTGGGGACCGGACTATTTCATGCAGTTCTCAGGGTTTGCCGATGACTACGTGATGTACGGTACCGGCCACACGATGAACCCGGATGAGGCATCAGCTCGTTTTCAGTGGATGCCCTCGGTGCAAATCCTCCTGCCAAAGCGTACCAAGTCGAACATCGACAAATGGGAACTCGTTTGCTTCAAGACCGAGTTGACGGCGGACGAACTCTGGCAGCATCTGAAGGGCGGTGGGAAAGCGGCGAAGACCGCCGGCTGGAATCCTGAGATGATAAAGCAGGCCATCCGCATGGCCGCTCCGGCTCCAGGAAACACGCGGTATTTCGATCCGAACTACTGGCAGGACATGATCGCGTCAAATGACCTCGTGATTGGAGGAGTCTGGCCACCGGTAAGCGTCGTGCATGAATGGGCGTACCTTCCCAAGCAGAAGAAGATCATGCACTACATCTTCACGGAAAAGGCCGACGTGGCGGACTACTTGTACTGCGCCGAAGAATCCGTGGCGTCCTTCCGGCAGCTCTTTGGTACGGCATTTTACAGCGTCGGGTCGAACGGGCTGTACCATTCGATCAAGGGCTTTGGCGTAATGAACTACTACTACGCCACGGTCATCAATCGCTCGAAGTGCCGGCTGGTGGATTCCGCGACGTTCGCCATGGGCATGAACTTCGTCAAGGGTGACAACACGCCCGACGAAGCGCCCCCCGTCGAAAACTATTCGATGGTGAACATTTTCCCGACCGGACTCCAGCAATTGCAGTGGTATCCCCAGCTTGGACCGGCATCGGAACTGATTGGAACCCTCGCCCAAAACCAGACAGAAAACAACTTCACGTACAATGAGCCGCAGAAGGAGATTGCGAATACGCGGACGGCGCATCAGGCCGAGATGCTGGGTCAGATTGCGAATGAGATGAGTTCGGCGGGCAGTTCGATCTTCCTTTCGCAGATGGGCGTGATCTACGGTGAGTGCTTCCGACGACTGCTGCGCAAGAATTCGTCCGACGATGACGCCAAGAAATTCCGCCGCCGCTGCAAGGCAAAGGGCATCCCAGAAAAAGTGATGGATGCGATGGCCGATCCCGAAGGGAAGGACGGCATCGAATATACCGTGAAGACGAGTGCCAGCCCGACCACGGCGAGTCCAGTGATCCGTCAACAGCTCGTGAACTGGCTTTTCAATGCGATCATGCCGCTACCCGACGCCAACCGCCGAGAGATTCTGGAATTTGGCGTGGCGACAAATCTCGGTGCGGATGGCCCGCAGCGGTTCCTGCTGCCGATTGGCGTTGGCTCCGATCCGCGCGCCCGGCGCGAGGCGCGCATGGAGAACGTCGATTTGGGTCAGGGTCAGCCGCTCGGCGATCCGCCGAACTTCGGCGTCGATCCTTCGGACTCCCACGTCGAGCATATCGACGAGCATTTGAAGCCGCTGGAGATGATCTGTCAGGCGGTGCAGCAAAGTGGACAACCGGGCCAGCCGGGACAACCTGCGCCGCAACTCACGCCCGATCATCTCGTGGCCCTGCAACTGGTTATACCTCACACGCAGGCGCACCTGGAATTGCTCGCCAACAACGAAACCCAGAAACAGGCATACCAGCAACTCAAGGCGCGGTTCACGGCAGTTGCCTCCATCGCGCAGGGATTGATGGCGCGGCTCGCCCGCGCTCACATGCAGGCGCAACAGAACGGCCAACCGCTTCAACCCGGTGACGTGCAGCAGGCAATCTCAGGAGCCCAGCAATGAAAAAAGGAGAACGCAAACGACCCGATATTTACTTCGATCCGCTGGCAAAGTTCTTGCCGGAGGAAAAGTCGAAGTTGCGAGCCATCCTCGTCGATCCGACCTACGTGAAATGGTTGCGCATCGTGGAGGGGAAGAAGCCATCATCGAATTGCGCGCTGGCCGGCACTGGAAACCGTGATGCTTTCAGCAACGACCGGGCAAATGCGCGCCTTGGTGAAATCCGCGGATGGGAACTGCACACTGTTGCGATGTACTGGGCGCTCACCGATGCCCCGCCGCCCCGCATTGAAACCGAGTCCAGTTACTCGAACAACGCGGCAATGAATCTCGAACCCAGAATCCCTGAACAGAAATAGCCATGTCCAATATCACTCCGAACACACCGGCGGCAGCCCCCGCCACTCCCGCGGCAATTCCTCCGGTTGCTGGCACGGTTTCCGGTCCAGCGTCCATGCCTTCTCACAAGAGCGTCCTTCCCGAAGGATTGAAGGTCGATCACGGTCATTCCGCCGATGAGTTCTTCGCGCGTCATCAAGAGGCGAATGGCCTTTCGGCCCCTGCGCCAGTTGCGCCGGCTGCGGCCGCCGCTCCGGTAGCGCCCGTCGTACCGCCTGTCGCGGCTGCGACCGTGGCGCCAGAACCTTCGTCCGTTCCGGTCAAGGGTTCGATGATGGATAAACTGGCGGCCAAGGCAAAGCCGGCGGCTCCCGCTGTTCCCGCTCCAGTGGTCCCCGCTGCGCCATCCGCGGCCAATCCCGAGGATCAAATCAGTCTCGACCCGAAGTATTCTCCGGCGGCACACGCGAGTTTCGCCCAAATCAAGGGCATCGCGGCTGGACTGCGTGACCAGTTGAACGCGGCGCGCGAGACGGAACGTCAGTTGAAGGCTCAACTTGACGCGGCGAAATCTGCCACGCCTGTACCCGATGTCGCCGAAATAGAAAAACTACGCGCCGAGAACAAGGCATTTTCTGATCGGCTGATGCTGGTCGATCTGCGCGAGCACCCGAAATTCCAATCGGAGTTTGTTGCTCCGCAGCAGCAGGCATTGCAGACCGCCAAGGAATTGCTCGTGGCAAATGGAAAATCAGACGATATTAGTCGATTGGTTGATTTGCCGCGCGGTGAACTGGGCAAGACTTTATCGGAAATTACCAAGGATTTGCCAGACCTTGATCGTCGTGATGTAACGGATTCCGTTTACAAGGCATGGACAATCGCCCAACAGGCGTCATCTGCGCTTTCCAAGTCGCGCGAAACCTACGGGGCGCTGCGCAACCAAACCGACGCCACCCAAAAGCAGGCGTTTGAGCGCACGTGGGAGCGTTCGGCTGGTCACGTCGCCGAACACATCGTTGAACTCGAGGTTCCCGACGACGCCACGCCAGAAGTTCGCGCCAGCATTGAAGCCGACAACGCGGCTTTCAAGGGACTGCGGACGGTGGCCGAGCAACGCGCATTCGGCCCGGCAACGTCTGAAGTCGTGGCCGAAAACGCCATCAAGAGCGCGGCCTACGATCTGCACATCCAACGAGTGATGCCGAGAATCATCAAGGAGTACGATTCGCTTTTGACACTAAACCGTCAACTCGCTGGGGAACTTCAGGCAATCCGCGACCGAAATCCGAATCGTCAAATTGCTGGCGTGGCCGCGGGCGGTGGAGGTGGTGGGCTTGGCCCGGATGGCACACTCTCAGAGGCGCAACTTTCCAAGATGACCCACGAAGAGGCGGCTGCGGCGCTGGCTCCTCGCGTGGGCGGAAGATAACCCATGAGTGGACTTTCCATTGGATCGACCAACCGCCGGCCACAAACCTACACTGGTGGTCAGTCTCATGATGCGCCCCGATGGACGGATGACCCTTTACACTCAATCCTAAGTCAATTTATGAACACCGTAATTTCAGCGGGTTTTGGCCCCATCAACATTCCGTTCCTGTCTTCTGTCACTCAACTCGCCGGAACAGGATATTCCTCATTGGCCGCAGTCCCAACCATTCCACTTCCAACCGTGTTCGCCGTTGATATTCTGGTCGGGGGTTCTCCCCAGCGATGGTATCTGGTCGCGGGCACGAGTGCCGGGGGGACCGGCATTGTTTTGCCAAACGATTATGATCCAGTGACTAACGCAAAATACTGGGTACAATTGGCTTAACATGATTCGCGCACGATACAGTGACTTTCAGGTTCAACTCGCTCGGGTGAGTGGGACTACGGGGATGTCGCCGACTGACCCTCGGGTGATGGACTACACGAACATGGCCATCTTCGAGTTGATGAACGAAGGTGACTGGCCTTCGCTCATCGCCCGGTTGCAGTTCAGGCTCACCCAGCCGCGTCTTGTGCTGCCGGCCGAGTTCGACCGGATTTTGTACCTTACGGTGAATCACGCGCCAGTCCCGATGCAATCGCCTTGGTTTGAGTTCATCGGCGAAGGACCGGACTTGGCGAGTGCAGGTTACGTTGCCCCACAGAACACGCAAAACGACATTCTGTGGAAGCGATTCATTGGCGTGCTTGACCGTGAACAGATTTACACCTTCGAGGATGTGCCCGACGATGGGAACGTCTACTACCCGGTGATCTATGGCACGGTCGATGAGCGCACGCCGGGAAATCCTGTTCGCCCGAATCTCATTTTGCCTGGTTACGATAACAACAAGCAGTGGATTCGGACACAGGACTCGACTGGCGCATGGATCGACGGGATGGAACTTCCAATCAACGGAGATTTGGCCCCGTTCGCTTCGGCCGGCGTGATTCCAATTTCTCAGGTGACTGGCATATCAAAGCCAATCACAAAAGGTTACGTGAATCTCTATGCCTATTGCCCGGTGACGGGTGCCAATATCTTTCTCGCGAGTTATGCGCCAAACGACACGACGCCGTTCTACCGGAGTTACAACATTCCGGGTCTGGAGTGCGTGAATGGCCAACACGTGCATGTCAACGTGAGAGCGCGCAGGCGGTACACCCCGATCCAGAAGGCGTCCGATTTTTTGCTCATCAACAGTCTGCCGGCGCTGATTTCGATGGTGCAAGCCATCTACTACCGGGAGTCGAAAGATCCGCAGAGCTACATCGTTTACAAGCAAATCGCCGTCGATATTCTCAAAAAGGAGATGACGGCCTACATTGGTCAGCAGCGTAATAAACCTGCCATCACGTTCGGCGAGGGCACAGGAGTCCGACGCGATGGCATGTACATCCACTGATGCCGCGCCGTGAAGCAGACTGGGCCGCGTTGGTTCCGTATGACGGAATCCAGAAAAAGCCCGTTCAACTGACGGGCCTCGTAGCCGCTGCACCGCCGCAGATAACGGTTGTTGTCGCCATTCCGAAACTAACCCCTGGCGGCACCAACGGTAGTCTCACCATCGTCAACGGTCTTGTCACGAATACCGTAGCCCCCACCTGAACATGGACGACTCATGGAGACCACAGGATCAGGTGGTTTTGAATGACGGAATTAATTCGGGGTTCCGGCCAGACCAGATTGGACAAAATCAGGCTGCTTGGGCGCAGAACGTCACGATCCGCGATGGGAAGCCACGCACGCGCGATTACAAATTTGTTCAGCGGGCAACACTTCCCAAGGGACTTTTGCAGGGCTGGGGGTTTTACAGCGTGCAGGGCGGCAGTTTTGTAGTTTCGATATGGGGTCAACTCTGGCGGTTGATCGTCAATGGAAACAACGTTTCGGTAGTTTCGATTCCACTCGACTGGCGTAATTCAGAAACGATTCGTCAGGCCTGGATGTGTGAGACGGCCGGTTCGCTGGTCATCCAAGATGGGCAGTCCGCGGCGATCATCTTTGATGGGTCAACGGCGAGACGAGCCGGGAACAACGAAGTTCCACGTGGAACATCCATGGCGTACGGCAATGGCCGGCTGGCGGTGGTCGTCTTTGGCAATCAGGTCATGGTAGGTAACATCACGACCAATCTTTTCCAGTCAGAATTGCAGTTCACAGAAACCACGTACCTTTCTGGAGGCGGTTCGTTCCTTTTCCCAAAGGCAGTCAGTGGATTGGCCTTCCTTCCAATCAACAACACGAACACCGGACTTGGGAGCTTAATAGTTTTTGGGCAACGGTTTGCGAATAGTCTCCGTCTCGATGTTACCGCACGCGAACTTTGGGATCAGATTCCCGGATTTGAACAGGTTGTTTTGCCGGTCGGGGCCGCCGGCCAAAACTGCATCGTGCCTGTCAACCAAGACCTCTATTGGCGGGATTCCAACGGCAATATCTGGTCGCTTCGTTCTGCGCAGTGGGATGCGATGAGTCCGGGCAATGCTCCGATTTCGCGCGAGGTATCGCGCATCGTCGATTTTGAAACGTCCGCGCTGCTTCCTTTCTCATCGGGGATTTTCGACAACAACCGTTTGCTGATGCTGGGCAGTCCGTTGCTGAACGTGTACGGGAACCCTTCGTTCCTCGACATCATCAGCCTCGATGCCGCGGCGCTTGCTACAATGCGGGGAAAGGCACCGCCGGCCTACGATGGCGTTGCGTGTGGACTGGCGTTCACCGCGCTCATGCACGGCGACATCGAAAACCAGAGCCGCTCCTTTGCCATTTCGACGGACGCGGACGGTGAGAATCGGCTGTGGGAAATTCTTCCGGCTGAGAAGACCGACTTCGCCTACATCTCAGTCGGAACAGCGAACGCCTACACTGCGATTGCCAAACTGACCCCCATCCCAGTTACGTCCTTCGTGGAGACTCGCCGATTCGACTTCGGAATGCCGGGGATGAAGAAGCAGATCGTGCGCGTCGATCTCTGGCCCACAGACATTGAGGGGAGTGTGACGATGACGGTTTACTGGCGCGCGGATAATCGCACGCAGTGGCAGTTATGGGGTTCAGTCTCCGTCTGTGCTGACATGGATAACGCCGATGGAGAATGGCTCGATTTGGCGTCACAAGAGCGGGGGCGCATCAAGACCCTCACGGCCCCCGACAACATCGACGTGATCGACAACCAACGGGCCGACATGGGTTATGGATTTCAGATCAGGATCGTGTGGACTGGAAGCATGTTGCTCGACCGAATCAAACTCTGGGCGAAGTCGGACATTCCAGAGTCAAGTTACTCGGAAGTCAGCAACCTGTCATCGGCCTGCGTTCAAAATGTCGTGACAAACAATGGGATTTCGTATGCCATCCCGTTCGGAGGGCTTGGCGGCTCCTACACCGACCAGAACGGGAACGTGTACGCGGATCAAAATGGAACCCCTTACACGGGCTCGGTGATCTTGCAGTAACATGGCACGCCTCAATCAAAATCCTATCAAAGCGGTGCTGTCCGGCAATGAAGGCTGGACCGCAGTCGATCCCTCCACCGGGGATGATGTTGGGCTGACGCCGCTGACGATCACACAGTTTGTAGGTCAGAATATCCCGCTGGCTTCCGGGTCTACTAACGGTTCGATGTCGGGCGCGCAGTCAGCAAAGCTCAATGCGCTCCCAGATGCGGCGTCACTCTCCAGCCAGATCAGCCAACTGGCGGAAGTCGCATTCCCCATCTTCGTTTCTGACCCGGCGGACGGGACCATCGAAATTTACACGCATGTTCTCGATACACCATGGGTCTTGGCCAAGGCAGTCGCCGCGCTCTCAGTTGGCAGCGCCAATCTCACGTTGATGAAGAATGGGGTGAACATTGCTGGGTTGACCAATTGTGCTGTGAACGGATCTTCGCAGACATTCACCGGCACTGACACGCCACCCAACATGACATTGAGTGCCGGAGACGTTTTTGGAATCACTCTTAGCGGGGTCACACTTGGGGCCAAGAACTTGATGCTTTCGGTGAGAGCCGACAGCACCATCACGCCATGATTGCAGCCTGCATCGCCATCCAAAGTTCGGCCGGCACAAATCCCGGCCTCGCTCCGATAGCGATATTTCATCCGACCGATTTCAATCCATATGTCGGGGATACCATCCAATTTATCGACAACTCAACCAACAACCCAATCTCATGGACGTGGGATATTGATGGGTCGGTTTTCTCGCAAATCCAAAATCCCACATTTTATTGCAGCCAGTTTGGAACACACGATTTTCGTCTGACTGTATCCAACCAATACGGATCGTCTCAATACACCCTGCCGATCACCATTCAAATCAACTGACCGATGTCCGGGTTAAATCTCACGCTTCAGGCCGGAACAGCGCCCTACCAGCAGCCACTGCCAGGCAATGCGCAGGCGTTGCTAAACTTCATCGCGGCGTATATTATGATTGCGGGTGGGCAGAATTTCAACGGCATCAATTTCGGTGCATCGACGCCGGCACCGGCAAATCGTGGATTGCCGTGGTTCAAGACCGATCAGTTTAGGAATCCACTCGGATTTTTTTCATGGAACGGAACGATTTGGAGTGGAATCCCAATCGTGTTGGCAAATGGCCCAACTACTTCCCGTCCTCCCAATCCCGGTGTCGGCACGGAATACTACGATACCACGATTGGGGCACTGCTGGTATTCAGTGCGAGCGGATGGACGACGGCGAGCGGTAGTGTCGGAGATGTCAAGGAAGTGCAGGCGGCAGACATCGCAACCGCTTTGGCGAACAATCCGGGCTGGGTACAGGACACGCAATCGACCGGGCTTGTCGTGGGAGCGGCCGGAGACGCAACCGGAATCACGGTGGCGCATCCCTATGGTCAGATCATAGGCGAGGAAGCCCATACGCTACTCCTCAATGAAATGCCTGCGCACACGCACCCGTTTACGGGGTACCTTAATGGCGCGTCGGCGAATGGAAACACGGGACCGGGAGGAATACTTTCGGATCACAACACGACGGCGACGCAAAGTGCGGGTGGTAACGCACCGCACAACAATCTACCTCCAATGATTTTTTATTGGAGGCTTTTGAAGAAATTCTAACATGGCCGGCATCGCAACAGGCGCAGTCGCGGGAGCAAAGGCGGGTTCTGTATTTGGCCCGTGGGGTACCGTTATTGGCGGAGTTGTAGGTGGGGCTGCCGGATATTTTAGCGGCGGTGGAGACAAGAAAGCGCCGGCCACGATCCCGTATCAGCCCGTTGACCTTCAACAGGAGCAAAGCAAGGCGATTGCTGGAAACGCCGCGGCTGCTACGTCCATCGACGATCTACTTGCCCAGTCAAACGCTTTTCAGCAAAAGCAGGCCAGTCAGTTGATGGATCAAGCATTGCCAGGGTATTCCAAGTTCGCATCTAACCTCATGGGCAGTGCCTCGAAACTGGCAGCGGACCCGTATGCGGTTCCGCAGTCGGTGGTCGATCAACTCACGCAGTACGCGGCTGAGCACAACATCAGTCAGGGAACGGGGGCGTCATCTGGTTTCTCGCAATCGAATTTGCTTCGTTCGCTCGGAGTCAACGCGCTTCAGTACGGACAGTCAAACATGACGACGGCCATGAACGCGCTTTCCGTCCTGACTGGCACTGCACCGCGCACGTCTCCAATGTCGCCACTTTCCTTTATGGTTACGCCAGGCCAGCAGATTCAGAATCAGCAGCTCACCAATCAGACGCAGGCCGGGATTTCGCAGGCGGGTGCGAATGCTAACACCGCGGCGGGCAACTACAATTCGCAGAACCTTTGGGATAATCTCACGTCGTCAATGGCGATGCTGAACAACAGCGGTTTGCTCAAGTCATCTGCCAAGTCGAGTAGTGGAGTTGGGGTTCTAAGTTCTCCCGAACAGAGCGAATAACGTATCCGATTACTGATGTCCAATCTCCCCCAGTTCATGCCCGAGGGTAAGCCAATGGAGGCGATCAATGCCGGCATTGCGTCCGGGAACGCCGCTCAGTCGTGGATGAATCAGGCGCAGGAGCGGGAGATTCGAGCGCAGCGGGCACTACAGCAGGAGGCCGCAGCAGAACGCGCCCAGCAGGAATTCCAGATCATGCTTCCGGCTATCGTCGCCAAGTCACAGGTCGATCAGGCCGTGGCTCCAAATCTGGTTGCGAATGCAGTCGCCGAACAGAAGTTCCGTAAGGATGCGTTGGATGAAATGCCAATTGTCACTACCCAATATACGGAGGCGCTCAAGATCGCCGATTACAGCGCACGGGCCGATGCGTTGGCTGCACTTCAAGCCAAGTCATCGTGGCTCGGACAGGTTCCAGAGTCCAAGGGTTTGGCTGATGCGATCAACAACGCACGAGCGAGAGCGGAACATGAAGCGCAACTTGATGCGAAGTTGAAAAACGACCGCTACGTTGCCGATCAAACAAGTGACAGAGTTAAGTATGGTGCCGACCTAAGATGGGCCGCTTCTGTCTCTGCATCAGCAGCGCGCGTTAAAGCCTTAGAATCGGCCAGAGATAATGCCGGCGGTCATGACCAGACGGCAATCAATACCGCGTTGATCCGTGAGTATGGCGAAGCCGCAACGAGAAACGAGGTCGTTGCCGAACAACAGCGATTGTTCAACCCAGAACAGGCCGATGCGATGATAACGAACGCAAAGGATCTTCGGGCGAAGATGGAAAAACTTGCCGCTCAGTCTCTCGCTCCGCAAACCTCGCCACCCGGAACAGGCGGCCCTTCCGCAGCGCCAAGTCCGGCAGCGAAAGCCGTGCCGATTGAGAAGAAGCCGTACGTGATCGACACCAAGGCCGGTACTTTCGCCTTCACCGATCCGAAGTTGAAACCGGAAGGCCAGAGGACGGTCATCAAGGCTGCAATTGATGCTGGAGACATCACGAAAGAACAGGGGTTGGCCATTTTACTAGCGCACGATTGGGGTCATCCTAAAGCGAAACCGTAAAATGTCGGAAATAGATGACCTCGTTCCTCCGGCAGACCAATCCGCCACAACTGAATCAGCATACGGCGCGATTGACTCATTAACTCCGCCGACGAAATACGGGGACATAGACTCTCTGGCACCGCCTGCCTCGCCAGAAGAGACCGCGAAGAAAAGAACCGCACTTTTCGGACAGGCCATCGACGGAATGCCGATAACGTGGCTGGAAAAAGCGGCCATGAAAGCCGCTCTGACCAAGGGCGGTAAAATCGGCGATTTGGCAATAAACGTCGTTGTACCAATCAGCGGTATGATCGGAGGGGGTGCGATTGGCGCAGGGGTCGGAGCCCCGGAAGGTGGGGTTGGTGCCATACCAGGGGCGGTTATCGGTTCTAGATTGGGCGGAGCTGCTGGCGGAGCCGCAGCCGACACCATGGTACAGGCGCGGCAATTCATTCGCGGTGAACGCACGTCATTTTCACCCGGAAGCGTAGTGGCATCTGCCGCCATCGGCGCGTTTATCCCCAAGCCAATATCGTCGGCAACTACCGTCGCGGGGACTTTGGCCAAGACGGTCCTGACGCGCGCCGGCCAAGGGGCGTTGCTCAATGCGACGCACACGGCGATGAGTGAGTTGATCGACGGTGGGAAGCTGAATCTCAGCAACATCATCGAAAGCGGAGCGTGGGGCACGCTTTTCGGCGGTGCGGTGGGAACGGTTGAAGGCGTTGCTCCGATGGCTCTAAATCTGTTGAAGTCGATCAATGGAAAGACGCCGGCTGAAGCCACGAAGATCATCGCGGAGTCGAACGTCGATGGCTCGCTGAAGACCGAACTCCAGAAGCGGATCGAGGAAATGGTGGGGTACAAGCGGTCGCAGGAGATTCGCGAAAATCCGCCGGCAACGCCAACGGGTGCGCTTGCGCAGGAGAACCCGCCTGTCATCAAGAGCGCGGCGGAATCGGCTCGCGTGTTTCAGGACGCTGAAGCGATGGATTCCTTGACCGCCAACGCTTCCAAGGTTGCCCCCAAAATAACCGAGAGAGAGAAGAACTTTCAGTATCAGTTGGAAGATGAACTCAACCGTCCGTCGGAGGTTGTTTATCCAGAGGGTGCCGAAGGTTCCGCGATGGCTCTAGCGGCGGAATTCCCACCAATCAAGAGTGCGGCGGAATCGGCGAAGGTATTCGAGAGTGCTATGCAAAACGCTAAAGACGTTGCAGACCTTGAGACAAGGTTTGCAACTCGTTTAACTGATGAATCTCACATCCAGCCGAACGAGTACCATAACTTTGCGAATGAATCGTTTGAGAGATTGCGCGCATTGAAAAACCAGATAGATACCCTCGAATCTCATCAGCGAACGGTCTGGGAGCCTGAGAACCTGCCAAATATGTCTTCGCAGGCGCAGAAGATTTACGACCAGCACGGGTTTGTTTTGCCGAAGGTGGCCATGACGCTGGCCGGCGGCGGCGGAGGGTTCGCCTATGGGATGGCGCAACCGGGCACGCCCGAAGAGAGGATCAAGCTGGCGATGACCTACGGGGCCATCGGAGCGACCATCGGATACGGAACCGGAATCGGAATATCGAAGATGGCCGAGGCCGGGGAATTCGGCGGCCTGAAGGCGCTGACCGACCTTGGCGTTTTGAAAGGTCTCTGGAAGCGCGGCATGATTAACGAGGCGCTAACTTACACGCATGATGCAGTGCCGAACAAGGCCAACCTGCTGGGGCGGGAGTCGGGCAACGCCATCACTGATGCATTGTCTCAGGTTGTTCCCGCGGCGGAAATGAAGATCGCGCAGCAGGCGCTCCCGTTCGTGGTCGAGGCCAAGGGATTTCCTGGCGCGGTGGACGCCATGATGGAAAAGGTCTCGCTATCGACCAAGGCCAACCCGAAGGCGCGGCTCGAGGCGATGGCGGCGCTCCAATACGCGAAAGACAATTTCGAAAATCTGTCCGGGCCGGCGAAGTTGCATGGCGAGATGACGCTGGCGCAGGCGGCGCGAGAAAACGCCAACGGCGGCGACGTGCTGATCCGTGACGGCTACGTGAAGCATTCGTGGCACTCTGACGACCTTGAAGGGAATCCGCTGGGTTCTGGTCGCTCTGCCGGCTCGAGTTCGCCGCAAGAGAAGATGCGGACCTATGACACCTTCGCTGATGGCATCGCCAACGGCGAGGTTCCGAAGACCCTGAACGCATCGGACCTGATGCAGAGCCGTGTGACCGCGGGCGAGACGAAGATCGGGCGCCTACAATGGCTGGAGTCCATGAAGGATTACCCGCCCGACCCGCTGACGGGCAATCCGCTGGTTGAAAAGGTGACGACCGAAACGCGGCCGGACGGCAAGACCTACGAAACGGCCCCGAAGGGGTACACAGTTCAGCGGGTAGGCGGGCAGAGCTTCGCGCTTCTCAGTGGGTACGGCGACGTTTTCAACGACCTGAATAATCCAAGTTGGTGGTCTGGTGGGCCATTGCGGCGGGCAACGATGGCATCCACGGCCGGCGCGAAGTCGATTCGCCTGGTTGGCGACGTTTACCACCTTGTGCGGATCGGTGCCATGGAGGCGGGTGCGCGAGCCTTCAACGCGCTGGACAGGATTCGCCAGGGGGCGTCGCCGATGGATGCGATCACGAGTTCTGGGATGCGGGACTTAGACAACAGCGTGGAGACCCTGCAACGCATGGCGGAGCGTGGCGACATCACGAAGGCGGAACTCGATGCGTCGATCCTGCGTAAACAGGAGGTCGGAAAACTTGTGGACAACGGGTTGATGCTTGGAAGCGTCGAGGATGCCTCGCACCAAGAATTCATGCGCGGCATCCCGCTGGCCGGAGATTTCCAAAAGTTCCTTTTTACGTCGTTTCAGCGCCGGGCCATGAAGGATGTTGCGCTGATGGAACTCGGTCGGCGCGCACTGAGCTACGGCGACAACATCCCCGAGTCGATCTATCGCGACACGGCCAAAGACGTGAATACGTGGTTCCGAAATTTCGGTTCGCAGGGCGCGGTTCGTTCGCAGACTGGAAAGGACACGACCCGATTTTTGGTACTGGCCCCACAGTGGACAGAGGGCGCGATTCGATCCGAGATTGGCGCAGTGAGGCAGGGGGCAGAGGCGCTGGCCGGCGGCAAAAAACCCATCGGCCTGTTGGCCGGTGCCACCGGCGCGGTGATCGGCGGATCGTTCGTCGCCAACCAGATCATCAACCAGTACACGCGCGGACATCCGACGTGGGAAAACAATGAGGAAGGCGTCGGGGCGAAGATTTCCGCATGGGTTCCCGATTACGCCGGGCGGGCTATGGGGAAAGAAGGGCCGGGATTCTTCATCAACCCGTTGGGCATAGCCGGGGAAACGGCGCATTTGCTGGTGGCGGGATATGAAAAGACTGATGACTTTGCCCGAACGCTGGCTGATTACATCAGGAACCGGGCAGCGGCGGTGACGAGCCCTGCCGCGGTCTTCTTCACGCATACGGACAACATGGGGCGCCCGGTCAAGAAGGGCGAAACGGTTACTGAGATGATGAAGGCAGCCATCCCTTCCCCGATTCCAACGCAAGCAATCACCGGGTCGATCAATTCGGTCGTGACCCAGCATCCGCAGCAGAAGTTCGTCGGGCAATTCCAGCGGCAACTAATGACTACCGTTGGAATCCGAGCTGACCAAGCGCCCTCGCCAGAACAACGGATTTACGGCCTCGTCCGCGACTTCAAGAAAGAAAACAAGATCGAAGAAAACCCGGCCTACAACGGGTCCGATTATCAGGATTTGCGGACGGCTCTCAAAACCGGGAACGAGCTGGATGCGTCTGACGCAATGGATGAAATCCTTACGAAAAAGACTCCCCAGCAGGTTAAGCAGTATTTCGAGACCCTTCCAAATCATCCGTTCACGGGCAGCGAACGGACTGAGGGTAAATTCATCAGCTCGTTGAACCCCGAGCAGAGCGGCCAGTATTACAAGGCAGTGAATGATCGCGTAGCCGTGGCACGCGATGGGCTCAAGTTGCTTGCGTCTCGGCTGGCGGCAAAGGCGCAGGCATCGGGTTCTGGCGCGCAATCTGATTGATCTTCGCCATGATCCGGCTGGGCAGGATGGATTCGATGGCGGTACAGCGTCCGGTCATCGCGCAGGGGCCGGCAGGCGGCAGTTCTGGCAGGCCAATGTGGTGCGAATGGAAGCAGGGAGCAATGGGACAGCCTTCGATGCCTTGCAGGGCGTGGACGAACTCGTAGTAGGCGGTGCGCAGCTTCCACGGAAAGGCTCCGAAAAGACCCACGGCAGGCACACCTAGCGCGCCAGCCGCGTGCAAAAGAGACGAGTCTGGGGCCAGTACCACGTCACACGTCAACAGGAAGGCCACGGATTGCCGCCACGTCAGCCCGAGACGCGAAAGATCGAATACGCCCTTGCTGTTCGTTCCATCAACGCGGAACTCGCCCATGCGTCCCAGCAGGTAAACTTCCCAGTTCTCGCGGCGCAATGCTTCAACAATGAGACCGATTCTCGGATAGGTCCGGCAGCGAGCTCCCGCCTGCACCTGAATCCCGATACGGCGCTTCTCAGTGCGTGGGAAACTTGCCCAAACCCACTCGCGTTCGGCACCGGACACGACGTAATCGGCGCGCTTATCCTTCAGTTCGCCCAACCCCAGGTGTTCCGCGAACCGATCCGTCATGTGTTGTTCCTTCGCCCGCGGGTTGAACTCCACTGAACCCTCCAGGCACAAGACGCAATCGTAGCGGGACAATTGGGCAAGCGGCAGCGGATAGTCGGCGAAGGCGTCCACGTAGGGAAGCCCCAATAATGGCTGACGATATTCGTGGAGTGTAGCCACGGTGAGAGTCGCCTGTGGGTGGAGTTGTTTGATTTGGCGTAGGCATGGCGTTAAAAGAATGGCGTCTCCGAAACCGATTGGGGCGACGATGAGGATATTGCTACCGAATCCTGAATTGGGAAGTCTCCAGAACACCGCCAGATCATCGGCATGGTCTTCGATGTAGCGTTGAAGCGGAATCATGGTTGACCCCGGAGCGCGCAGCATGATCTCCGCTCCGTTGCGGTCCTCCACGATATATTCGCCGGCAGGTAGGCTGCCTTGCGGGCCGAGGTCAAGCGGGCTTGGGAGAGTCAGGACGTGCATTTGAGAATAGAAAGACGAAAATACCCATAGTGTCCAAGTTGGCCGGAATTATTGTCGGGATTGCTGATCCACCTAAGTGTCGGAATTCCCCATTCCGGTTTCCACTCGCGATAGAGTGCGTTCACTTGATCGCATATCTTCCCAGTAAGCGCCTCATTAAGATGATATTTCATGTCCGTCATGCAGAGCACCGGACCGGATAACGCAAAGTATTCATTCGGGGCCAGTGGGGGAGTTAGGACGTTAACTACAATGTCTTTGTTGGTATTCATGGGATTATTTCTGGCCGGGGCGTTTCATTGCAAGCATGGGAGTGAAGCCAAATCTCGCGTAGAGTTTCTGTGCATCGTTGGTAACTAACATACATGGGCGTGGACTGACTTCGGGATGGGTCATCACGGCGTTGATGAGAAATTGCCCGAGTCCTTTCCCTTGGAATTGCTGTTGCACGAACACGTCGCAGAGCCATGAGAAAGTAGCGTAGTCAGTCACAACGCGTGCGAATCCAATCTGGTGGTCGGAATACCCAACGGGGCCATCTTCGGCTTCCGCAGTCCGGCGCTCGTACAGGCCAAAGCAGAGGGAGTTTTCTATGGACTTCATCACCACGGGGAGCGTCAGCCATCCGCCCCAGTACGTATGTTGAAGTTGGTTCGTGATGAGGGGAACGTTCAACAGCGATTTGTCCGAACTGACGAAGAAATTACCGAGGCGTGGGCCGTCGCCGATGGGGTTCATAGAAAGTCCCGGTTTGGAAACGCACGGTTGAAGAAATGGATGATGGCCCCTTCTTGTTTACTGACATCTTTCCATTTCGACTCGGCTATACGATGTGCTGCGCATCTCTCTTTCCCCTGAGCACGTCTATTTTCTTCAAAAGCATTTTTATAAACAGACCATGCTTTTGATAGGGCATCTATAAGGTTGGCGAATTCGTTCATTTTCTAAGATGGGTTGGCAGTGCGGATAGAATCGGCTCCATGCTGTGACTGGCAATCCAGCAGCTCCCGCGGACTGCGCCGGTTTCGGTGTTAGATGGCGCAACGGGGAAATACGGAGTGAGCGTGTGTTTGGCCAGCACTGGAGAGATAAGCGGAAGAGCGATGACGCTCTCGCAGCCGTAGTCGTCAAACCTGTATCCATCGTCTTCAGGCACCTTGAAATCGTCGATCAGAATCACGAAGTCGGCCCATCGTGACGCGATGATGTCGATTTCTTCTGCCAGCGGAAGTTCTGGCCCCCAGTGCGCGTCGAGATAGAAGAATGTCCGTGGATGTCCATCCAGTAAGGCGGACAGGAAAGTTCTGGAATCACCGAGAAGGCATCGAACGTCCAATCCAACGGTATTCTTTTGGGACTCACGCCATGGCACTTCCTGCACTTCCATGGTCACTACCGGAAGCCCCGTCAATTCAGCCAACCATGCCGAGGTGTGCCCGCATGAACTTCCCGTCTCGCAAATGATTTCAAACGCAGACCTCTCCCGAACGGCGTTGAATGCCTCGATGCGCCGCTCCTGTCCGTTGAATCCGAGGAATCTCATTGGGTAATACGCTGCCAGATTGTCGGCTTAGTTTCGCGGAATATTTTTCTGTTTGGAACGAGACATGGCCCCCACGGTGTCGTTAAAATAGAGAATTCTTCATCTCGTACCGCCATACACCTTCCAACAACAGCGTGTCCGTTGCTGTGGATTGTGTCGGATGCCCAATACCACTTTCCTATTTCTGTTTTCATGATCGTAAAAAACGAGTGGGTTATATAGCCTTTGCGCATTCTTCGCTGCAATAGGTGCCGTTCCACCAATAACCGGGTGCTATACGATTATGCGTGATCCGATTACAGCAAGCGCAATTCACGTATATAGACGGCGCCGATTTAGCAGATGGGAAAAGGCGTTCAAATTCATCTTTAGAAACGGTTGCCACTAGATCGCCACTAAAAACCTGAAACGTTAGTTGTTCAGTTTGTTGGTTCATGATTCCTTCCAGTGGAGTTCAGAGTGACCCCAGTAGTTTGTAATCGGCATGTGATTTCCTTCGACGAAAGGCACGTCCTGATAGAGCGGACGATCGCCACGCGACGGGATGCCGACGATGTTCGGGCAGAACACCCGCTTATTGTTTCCGATGAGCGCGGCCATCAGTGAAAAGGTGGAGTTCGCGCGCAACAAGATGTCCGCGTTCATCAGCGCGTAGAAATCGGGCAGGAATCCCAGCCCCTTGTCGAGCGCGGGATCTCCACCGCGAGAGTGTTCGTTCCCCTTGACCGGAAACCCTGGCAGAACGATGGGATCTTCTTCGGAGATAAAGCGGAGCTTTGTCGCGTCGATTCCAAATTTCTCGCACGCCTTGAAGTAGGACTTGCTGGAAATCGTCACGAAGTCATCAAGTCCAACGAAGTCAGCCCAGCGCAGATGCGCGGCAACCTCGAAATGCGGAACGGCTTTGAGCATCTCCAATATCTCGGGCCGAAACGTGAACCATTTCCGAGCCTGCGCCCGCGTGTAGTACAGGCTGTGCTGATGCAGTCCACCGCCTGAAATTCGGATGTCCGTCTCGCCTGCCCAGTCTTCGATGGTATCCTCACTGCGTTCGTGCATGTTCATGCTGGCAATCGGAGGATCGTCGATCATGAAAACCTTCTGCCCCATCCACGGGTTTGTCTGGAGCGTGCAGCCGTAGCGTTCGGCGTAGCCGCGCACGAAGGCATATTGTGCCATACGATTGCAGAATCCCTCTTGAAGAATGGTGGTGATGACGCTCATGGAATCACCCGTTGCAGTGTCGCCAAAATCTTCGCCCGTTTCTCGCAGGCGTGGGTACTTCCGGCCATCGTCGGACCCCAGCCGTATTGCTTGTTGAGGTCAGAGTAACGCTGCCGCGTCTCGTCATATTCTCGCGCGATTTCTTCGATGGGTCGGATGTGGTGAAAGTGAAGCAGGTAAGTGCTGGGGATGTTTGGCGTCACCGGATTTGCAAACGGCGTTCCGTCTTGCAGGTGCCCGGTGCAGACGTGAGCGCCGCACCCGAAATCAATATCATGAATTCGCTTCGGCGAGAACAGTATTGGCTTCGCGTAATCAACGTCATCTTTTCCGCCCATCTTGATTTCATCGTAGACCTGCCCGGTGCAGGTCGGAAACACGTCTGATAGCATCTCCCAGCCGTAGGGCTTGACGACCGCCACGCCTTGTTGCGCGTAAGAGTCAAGCGTTGGGCCAACCCCAGCCGGGAAATAGATCAGTTCATCGGCATCAGCACAGATCACCCAGTCGGCGTCAGTCCCACGCCATGCGGCGTTTTTAAGTTGTTTATTGAGGAGGTCATTTATCTTCCCTCCGGTATCGAAACCAATCACATCGACTCCAAACTTCTTGGCAATCTCGCGCGTGCCATCAGTCGAGAAAGCGTCATGCACCACGATGCGATCACAAAAGGTTTGGTAGTGGCGCAGCGCGTAGGCGATGAACGCCTCTTCGTTGAAAGTGATGAGGTGGGCTTCGATTTTCATTTTCTGACCCAAAGGGCGTGTGGGCAGTCCGACAACCCAAGCGGCTCTTCGGCGATGAGGTTAAAGTGCTGTTCGATCATCGGACGGAAACTAACCGGGAATTTCTCGTTCCACAGTGCGTAGGCACTCCCCATTGTCCCGTGTGATACGGTGAAGAGGAATGGCGTACCCATCGACACGATCACATCAATCCAGTTCTGAACCTGTGCCGGCGAACACTCGTTCCACGAGTGGATATTAATGGCGACGTGCGGCCGCATCGTAGCCGAATCGGTTATGAACTCATCCAGTGTCAGCACTTTCACGGGCGGATAGAAACGCTGGCAGTAGTAGCGGCAAAGTTTCGTGCTGATGGGAATCGCGTCCACGCAAGTCATCGTGTGCGTCAGTGGGGCGAGCATCACCGCCAACCGGCCGTAGCCTGCGCCAATCTCTAGGATGTCTGCATAACTAAGTTCCATTGGCAAGTGGCGGCGCAGGAAATCAATTTCGATGTTCGCCTCCAGCCACATTCGATTGACGCGCCCAAGCGCCGGTGTATCGACCATGCGCGCCCCGAATTCCTCATCACGACTTTTCCCGCAAGGATCAGCCATGAAGCAGGTTAATTTGTCTACTTGCTCGGCAGCACGGCAGAACCGTTCTTCGGCCGGGTTGCCCTGTTCGACGTAAATGGCATTGGCGGCGAAGTACGGCAGCGCATCGCGCACCACTTCGCACCACGTTTTCCACATGCCACCGTCAGATAGGTCTTCTGGTTTCATTCGGAGATTTTGATGAATGCCACCTGCCACGCTTTCCCGATCACCTGAATCTCTCGCGCGTAGATCGCCAGAAATGAGTCGATCGCCATCTTCGGCCGGTCAATCGGAAGCGGCATGGAGTCCCATGCGTAGTCGTCACAGATCATCACGCCTCCGATCTTGAGAAGACGGAAGGCGAAAACCATATCGGAGAGTGCGCCTTTCGCGGTGTGCAGTCCATCCACGTAGATGAAGGACAGACTTGCCGGGAAGGTCGGAAGCACGTTCCCAGAGTAATCCTTGATGATCGTGCATTGCGGGAAGCGGGCGAGCCGAGCCCTGGCGGCTTCTTCAATGTGAGACACGTCAATTCTGTGCAAGACGTGCTCAGGACTTCCGGTGAACGGATCACAGCAGAAAAATTGCGCCCCGTCGCCAGTCACGATGTTGTCGCAAAACCATTCGGCAGATTCGCCCTGGAAGGTGCCAATTTCCATCCCTACCACACCTTTCTTGCCCTGAAATGGAGCGAGCCATTTGAGCCAATTAGGGCCGTGTGCTCGGCCGGTTTCTGACTTGGCGATGTTCACCACTTGAGCCGAAGGGATCGGGGGTGTTGGGATTGCGATGGGCGTTCGCGGCGTTTGAAAGAATCCGGCATAGTTGCCGGCGTCGTCTCCGATTAACTCGCACAGCTTTTCCAGCTTCGGGTCATCCTTCGCCGCTGAGTCGCGCCGGACGTGTGCCGGCCCGTACCCAACTTTTCCCGGCATCGCCTTGATGCCAATAACCATTCGCCGGCCGTAGATTCCGTTTGGGCTCAAGACCATCTTCCGGTTCGGTGCCAGTTTCCAAAGCGGCTCGTCAATAAAAGCGTCGTTGTCCGGAGAGCGCATGATTCCGTTGCAGACCTCAAGTATGAGCGGAAAGAACCTGCGACCAATGGCGGTTGAACACAAGCTGGCGTGGGTGGCGTTCGTGTGCGAAAACCACGTTCGGTCCCGCACGTTGTAGTATACGGCCCAGCCCTCGCCGACTAAATCGAGATTGGCCAATTTCTCAGCGCACCACGCAATCCAGTTCTCGCGGTAGAAATCGTCATCCTCAATGAAAACGAGCGCATCGCCCTTCACTAACCCGCCGACCAGCGCCATGCGAACCTTACTGACCATGCTTTTCTTGCCGCGAAACTCCGGGCAGTAGATGTATTGCTGACCCATCGTCGGAACAATGGGTTTGTCTCCATCGTCGAGAACGAGCCATTGGTCGGGCTTGCGAGTCTGCCGCGAAACATATTTTTCGCAGAGAGCGAAAGCCTCGGGGCGGTCGGCAGTGCAGGTGATAGCGGTAATGAGCATGGGGAAAATCTATCGTGTGAGGTAATCGAACGAATGGCTTGGCATGTAGCGGGCGAACCGCTGTTGAAGGAAGGCCAGATTCTTGGCGTGCCACTCGCGGCACTGCGGGACCATGGCGGACGTAGCGCCGCGGTAATGCGTGAACGGAAGGTCAACACGGTGCAGATTGTAGCCGGCCTCGCGCATCCGCAGCGATATGTAGGCGTCCTCTCCGTAGGCTCCCTCAAGCTCTGGCGGAAACAGGCCGGGCTCCACGGCGCGCACCTTCTCGGTATCCATGCAAAGCATCGCGCCCTCCAGATACTCGAAACGCGGGCCAACCTCGCCGCAGAAGTCATCGCGCAACTGGCAGCACCCGCCCGCCGGCCCAGTCATGGCGCACTTCGGATCGACTGCGAACGGAGCCTTGAGCACGTCAAGCCATCCGCGCGTAACCACCGTGTCATCGTTCAGCATGACAAAGTATTTGCCCTTGGCCCACGTGAACGCCCGGCGATTCGGCATAATAAATCCCATGTTTTCCGAATTGTGAATGGCACCGACTTTGCCGGGATATGCGAATTTCATTTCCTCGAAAAACCTCTCGACCTCGGTCGATCCTCCATTGTCCGTCAGGATCAGCTCGAAGTCACCGCCAGCCGATAGCACGGAGTCTATGCAACGCTTCGCCATCGGCAGCGCCGTGTACGTCAGGATCGATATGGAGAATTCAGGCGTCATTTTGAGTCGTCCCATTTGCCGATGGTGCGCAGGAAGGCTTCGGCGCGTTGGGAGGAAGTAGCAAAAATGCAATCAGCTAGAGCCAAGCATCCGGGCGAATTTCTCAATTCGGCCAATGTGAGCACGAACTTAACCTTCTGCATAGCAGTCCGCGTCTTCTCTGCCTCGTGCATGGCGTTGAGGTCGGAGGGGTATTGTGGAACTTCCGATTCGGCATGAACCATATCATCTCCGGGCAACCACCAATCACCCGCATGTATGCCTTTCTTCCATCCGCACGCCTCCGCAATCGCGATCCGTTGTGCTTCAGGGGTCATGGGATTTTGCTGTACTTGGCCGCGCAATCCTCGATTCCAACCCAGAGTTCACGTAGGCGGCATAGTTGGTTTTCGAGCGGCTCGTTCAATTTGAAAGGCATCTGGTAACTGAACGTCTTCCCTTCAGGGGTCTCAAAGAGCATTTGAAGTTGGATGATGCCGAGAACCTCGTGAACCAAAACAATGTCGATGAGTCGCCAAGTTTTCATTTCTTGCTCCTTCGTTTCGCGAGCGCCGAGTAGTACGCCGAGTCGCCGCGGCTGCGTGACGGCACTTTCTTGCCCTTCGTCTTCCCGCCCAGAGCGGCGAGATACTTGATGACTTCGGGATGCAACGGCTTCATTGCTCAAGTCGAAGCTCGATGATTTTGTGTTGGTGAAGCGCCTCAAGTAAAACTCGGGCGTCATTCGATATTGGCGATGAACCTGAGGCAGCTAACCCCTTCAAAAATGATTCCGCGTGCCCACCTTCATGGATCGTAATTGTGCCCTCAAGACTCCCGTCATGGCCAAAGAATTCCCTACAGAAAGCCCACTTGAACTCTGTATCCAGATGGCGATTCATTACGGGTGAAACTGGTTTCCAGACAAGCGTCGTGCTCATGCCGCGCACCGTGCGCGTACCGTTTGAGCTTGTCAAGGAGAAATCGTGCGCGTGATGGTATGTTGGGAAACCTTCTGCGATGGCTTGATGATTTCCTCATAGGGAAGCCCGTGTTCCATCCTACGTTTTAGCCCGGGAACTGAGATGCCTATTTCCTTTGCCCACTCGGCGGCAGTTTTGGTAATCCCGTTCAAAACGATTCGTTCTGACCTGATACGCTCGCTGGGTTTCGCGAGAAGATCACGCCCTGTCCATCCGAGCTTTATCCGAACTGACATGGTGGGGCGACTAATGCCGGATTCATCTGCCCACTGGCTTGCCAGTTTTGATACCCCGTCGATTGTAATTGGTTTGTTACTACGTACGTTTCTCATGTTGGTTGTCCGAGTAACCCAGCGAACATTGCCCGGCTCATAATTACCGTTGTTGTTGGTACGGTCTAATTCGAGTTCGGGAGATTCGGGCAATCCAACATCGGCGACAAACTGCATGAAGTTGTTCACCCACTGGTCGCAGATCTTAATGCCGCGGCCACCGTAATCGGCATAGGTCGCATTGCTCGGGTTTAGGCATCGGTCCTTGATGCTCTTCCACCGAAAGAAAATCGACCGTTCGATTTGGTTCATCGCTTTGACGCAGTAACGCAGTTCATATCGTATCATTTTATTTTGGGTTGACGGTTGTGAGTTTATCTGAGAGTAGAACACCAATCTTAAATGTCGGGCCTGATTGCCCCGACTAAAACGCGCCAAGCGCGATTCAGATTCGGCCTGTGAAGGATTGGCCGCCCTTGCAGAAAAACGGGAGACACTGTGTTCATCACGGATAAACATACCTTCCAAACATCAATCGTCAACTCTAATTTAAAATCATGGCCAACTTGACAAACATCAATAGTTACTTTCTTACCCGTCGGTCGCAATTTGAGCAGAACATATTTGCAAGGTTTTGGACAACCGATCCCAATGCTGGGCTTATTGAGCAAAAGCCCTTCGAGCTGGAAATGGGCCTGACGCCGACCGTAGTGACGGCGACGCACGATCTGCCGACGAGCTACCTGCCGCTGACGCAGACGGCGCTGGCGCTGTCCAACGGCACGGGCAACACGGCGTGCAACCCTGGCGTCGTCACGATTGGCGGCGGCTACATCACGCGCAACTTCAACCTGACGGTGAATGCGTTCCAGACGGAAGTGTTCTGCCTGACGGATCTGCAATTCAAGTTCCAGTGGGAGCAACAGGCGCGGTTCCGCGAGAAGGGGCTCGGCGACTACGTGACGCAGTTCCAAGGTGACTGGGGCCGCGTCAACAACATCGGCCAGCTCAACACAAAGATCAGCACCACGGGGGCCGGCGTCTTCACGCAGGCGACCAGTGCGTTGTTCGATTTCAGCGCGCTCGCCGGCTCACTGCCCACGGTGGCACTCGACTGGGCGATGCTCGGCCAACTCTACGACCGGCTCAATCAAATCGGCGCGCAGCAAAACGCGGTTGGCATGAGCGACGGTACGCCGGTGTACGCGCTGAACGTCGGTCCCGGACTCAAGCGGTTGCTCTACCAAGGCAGTTCGACGGCGGCCAGCCTTGTCCGCACGTCGGTTGACTTCATGGACATGGGCAAGGAGTACAGCCGGAACTTCCTGGCGCGGGGCATCGACACGGCGATCAACGGCTTCCTTCCGAACGTCGATCTGTGCCAAGTGCGCTACGATTCGCAGTTGAATCCGCTGTACCCGTATGTGAACAACCCGGTGACGGTCGGCACAGGCGCGGCGCCCAACCCCAACTACCGCACGGTGGCGAACGGCGGGTTGGCGGTTTACGAGGCGTTCACGGTCATGGCGCGCGGGGTGTACTCGAAGCGCCCGCGGCCGGTCGGACCGTTGCAGGCTGGGCTGGAGGCGTTCAATCCGGTGACGTACAGCGGCGAGGTGCGCTGGATCAACAACCCGGACATGAGCACCAATGCGCTGGGCAACTTCGGTTTCTACCGGCTGGACATCCAGCAGGCGGCCATGCCGGAGTTTCCGGAGCTGGGTTTCGCCGGGATCACCATCGCGGTCGATTGATTCGACCGGGTTTCGGAGATATGAGTAACGGGCTGGGGGCCGGCGCAGGGATACGCCGGCCCCTCCCCCATTCTTTGCCATCACATTGTAGCTTCCAATTTTCAGATACATTGCCATGAAACGCCTCTACTCGCTTTTCTTCACATTCGCCATGTTGGCGAATATCAACACCGCCCAGGTTGTGCCAAAGGAGAATGTGCAGCACGTTTTGGGAACAGGTAATTATGTTGGATCGAATGCCGGTGCGCTGCTCTTTACAACACCGAATGGCGGCGGGGCTGCTTTTAATTCTGTTAATACGATTGTCGCTCTTCGCTCATTGTCGATCACCGGAATGGCCAATGGCGCGCAAGGTGGCGTAGCTGGATACTATGCCGTTGGCGATGGAGGCGGAGGGCCGACGCGGGTGCTTGTCACCGGGCAGCCTGCGGGCACGTACACTGATAATGGAGGTAGCGTCATCGTGCCGACTGGCGGTAATGGTTCTGCGGCGTGGTTGTGGCAGTATACTGGGGCAATAAATGCGCGTTGGTTCGGAGCCTATGGCGACGGAACGCACGATGACACCGCTGCAATTCAGGCAGCGATCAACGCAACTGGCACAGCGGATTATTCGGTTGGAACAGGGGCGATGACTACCGTTCGCGGTCTTGAGGTATACGTTCCGCGCGGCACATATCTAATCACGACGCTCAACCTAAAGCGTGGAATCGTGATCCGTGGCGAATCCATGAACAGTACGGTTTTCATTCATGCGTCGGCAACGGGAAATGCGTTCAGTTTTACCAACGTAGCCGAATACGTTTCCAGCGTGCAGGACGAGGTTCACTTGCGGGACTTTTCTATGTATCAGTCAACGCACCCCGCGTCGGGGAGCGCGATTGACTGTACCCCAACAACGTCGGCAAGCCGCACGCTGATTGATAACGTGACGATCAGCAATTTCTTCAATGGAGTGACGTTGAAAGCGCAGATCAACTCAAAGTTGAACAACGTATACATCAACGCTTATTACGGATACGGTTTTCACTTGGAGGGCACGCTTTCGTCTTTTAGGAATTGTTATGCCACGCAAGGGGTAAACAATGGCAATGCGTTCGAGTTTGAGGGTTGCGTCTACTGTAGCGCATACACGTGTTCTGCGGACGCATCTGGCGGCGCTTCGTTTCTGTTGTCGAATTGCCTTTCGACGAATCTTTATGGGTGCGCTGGAGAGGCGAACGTCTATGGCGTGAAGGTGTTTCAGTCTTACGGGTGCATCGTTGATGGATTCTTCCTTAATGTCGGTTCCACCACGATCAACTACTTGAATCTAGTGTCGGCGTACCAATGCGAATTTCGCAATCTTTCGTATCAGGGGTTGGCTCCCGGTTACGGGAGTGGATGGGCGGTGGCTGGCGCGGATTCTCCGGTCAACGTGCAGAACTCCGTTTCGTTTGGGCATGTGTCGGGTTCCACGGCGTTTGCGACTGGCTGGGTTCAGTCTCCGAGCGCATTTGCGAACATCTTGCTACCCGATAGCATGACCGAAAGCAAATCCAGCACTCGCTCCATGGGTCCGGGATTGGTCGCTTTCCCGTATAACTGCAACGCGGCAGGAATCCCGCCGGCCACTACGGGCGTTTCGCTGGGGTACAATTATTCTGGCGGAGACGCAGAGGCGAACATCATTTGGGGAACGGGCTATTCGGGCTCCCCCTTGCAGTTTGCCGAATGGAGTGGAACGGCATTGACCGAGCGAGCGCGAATCGTAAACGGGAACCTTCTTTTTGGAACCACTTCGGCTACGGGACTGACAGGTGTTGGAGGCGTTAAAATCGCGTCAACCACGGCAGCGTCTTCCAGCACGGTAGGATCTCTCTTGGTTGGGAATGGAACGGCGGCGACTAACGTAGGAATTGGCGGCGGAAGTATCAACGCCGGAGCCGGTATCACGTCTTCTACGGTCGGGTTTTCAGCCACGGCTACCGGGACCGGACTTGGGCTACACGGCGGCGGGGCGATCACCGGGGCATCTGGAGCAATCACGCTGACGGGATCGGGGACAAACCAGAACGTCACTCTAACTCCGAGCGGGGTTGGGTACACGTTGCTGAACGGAAACGTCGGAATCGGGTCTGCGGTTCCACCGAACGCATTGTCAGTAGGAACGCCGAATGGCGCATACGGGAAGGTTGGAATCAAGCAAAGTGGAACCGCTACCTATACCGGCCTTTGGGTCGAATCATCTGATGTAAATTCCAATACGATTACGGTTGGGCACAGCGGAACTTATGGTTCGGTCAGCACAACCTATGGTACCGGAGTCGGCGGAGGGCCGACGTACTTGGTGCTGGAAGAGTTTGGCGGTGATGTTGAAATCGGAGGCGCAGGCAACACGCTAAAGATAAAGGCCGGAAGCAATTGCCTTGCTGGCACCGTTGTTCTTACGACCGGATCAGGCACGATCACAAGCACGGCCATTGACGCCAACACCGTGATTTTTCTTACACTCAGGACGGCAAACGGCGCGGCATCCGCTCCGCTGGTAACGCTTGGAACCGGCAGTGCGACAGTGACCGGGCTTGCAACGGATTCAGGCACATATAACTGGATTGGTTTCAAGGCATACTAATCCAATGATCCTCCCCACCTTATTAGCTTCCGCCGCCCGTCACTACTTGCCATGACCTACTTTTACTGGTTTCTCGGTCTGTTCGCGGTTGGTCTTGCAGCGGTGATCTATGTCTTCCGTGGAACGTGGAACAGCATCGCCAACGAGATGGCTGACCACGCGAAGACCTATGCCATCGCTTACACGGTTGGAGGCGCGCTCATCTTCATCGCCGCTGGCACTCAGTTTGAGCAAAGCTACTACGCCTTAGACGGGAAAATGCAGGACTCAATGCCATGGGCTCCCTACGTCGTTTTCTTCTGGAAGCCAGTCGCAGCCGGACTTACTACTCTCGTGGCCTTCCTTAACCGCTCGATTGAGCGTGCTCAAGAGGTTCGCCGCAACGCTCCTACTCCCGATAATCAACCCGCTAAAGTACCATGAAAATCCGCCTCATCATCGCAGTAATCGCGCTGGCCCTGCTTTCGGGCTGCGCTACGTCAACGCAGAAGAATGCCGGTGCCTTCCTCGCCAAAGTCGCCAGCATGAACATCACGGCGGCTGACGTTAGCCAGTCCACGACCGGGCCGTTCTACAACCATAGCGAGTCTATCAGCGGGCTTCACCACCAACCGGGCTCGTTCTCGATTGAGAATCTGAAAGCCGAGTTTGGCATCCCGCTGTGGGGCGTCAAGTGGTCGTTCTCGGCCTCAGCTATCTCGGGCGAGACACCGCAGGCCGTCGCCGCCGTCGCTACCGCCGCCGTCAAAGAGCCAACCACCAAATGATCGACCCGCTAGTAGGCATCAGGCTCGTGCAGGAAGCCTACGCCACGGCCTTTTTGGCTACTGGCGTGATACCTGACCTGTCTCGCTACGGTTTGGCCGCACAGGGCACCATTTACGGGCCGGAAGGCGACTTCTCGGTTCCGTATGGCTTCCTGCTGGAAGTGATGGCCAACGGCGATCAGGTGATAGTGCTTCGCGGCACGAACTCGATTTGGGAATGGCTGGAAGATGGCCAGATTCACATGCACACGAACCCTTGGGGGCCGGGGCTGGTGCATGGCGGGTTCTCAGACATCTGTGGGGCGCTTGGGATAGGTCAGCAGCGCACGCCAATCATCGACGCCATCACGAACCTCTCGCGGCTGACCATCGTGGGGCATAGTTTGGGCGCTGCGGTTGGCCGGCAGCTCTGCGCCAAGCTGGGCCACGTCGGCGCGATCTACACTTGGGGGGAGCCGCGTTCCTGCAATGGCGATGCCGCTGGCTACGCGCTCAACTGCGCCACCGTCTCGCGCCGTGCCCGCAACCCACGCGATCTTGTTCCGAAAGTGCCGGTGTTCGACCCTTGCCGCCTCTTCGATGGCTACCGCCACGCTGGCGACCCCATCCTGCTTGCCGCAGTAGGTTCAGACCCCATTGACGCCCACTCTGTAACGACGTACATTAGCCTCGAATGCCCTTCACCATGCCCGACGAAGACCTAAACCGCCTGCGTACCGTTCTCGAAGAAGCCGGCAAGTTCTCCGACACGATCAGCAAAATCCTCAACGCGGCCCGCGTGCTTGGCGCTATCGTGGTGGTCTGCGTTGGCGGCTGCATTACCTCGATTCTGTGGGTGAACGCGAAAGCCGCTTCCATCGACAAGCTCGAAGCGTGGACCGCCCAAGCCGACCTTGACCGCAAGGAGATGATCAAAGAGTGGACCATGTGGCGCAGCGACATCGAAAAAGTCTTGGCCAAACTCTCCACGAATCAGGAGATGGTTATCCGACTACAGGGGCAACAGGCCGATCTCATCGCGCGCCATCTGGATAAACCGTAGTTGCTGCGGTTGCTGCTAAATCGCGGCGGCGTGTTTGCGGTCGCTGATAACTATTTCTTATCATCGACAGGATTGCTCAATGAGTGGTTAGGTTGGTCAGGGGATTGCGGCGCAGAGGCAGTGAGAGGCGCGTCGGTCATCTTAGGTGTTCGGCACTAGCGTTTTCTCCAATCATAAACGATGTTGTTTATCGCTCGGTCTATAGCTCTCCACTGTTTATTCGCGCGAGTAGCACATTTCGATTTTGCCGAACCAGACGCCCGAGCCAACGGCGCGGAAACGTCCGTCCGGCTGGCCTTAGTGGTGAGTGTCGCGCCGTGGCTCATCTTAGGTTTAGGCTTGCCTGAGTGTTTCGTTTATGTTCACGCGAATTGGCGATTTCTTCCCCACTCCGCAGGTGGCTAGTGCGGCATCGGCTCGCACGAGCATTTCTATGAGGCGCTGGATTTTCAGCGCGTCGGATGCTTGCCACGCAATGAGGTTGGAATACCCATCTCGGAGCCGGGCTATTTCCGCCATGCGTTTTTGCGCGAGGTCATGCCAGTACTTTCCGTGCTCGGAAGGAGACAAAAATCGCCTAACCAAGCGTCCAGAGCCAACGGCACTGACGTGCCGTTGGGCGGTAGTCTTCTTTCTTTTCGTTGACATAGAATTGTCCTCAGTGCCGCGGCTCATACGCGGCGTTCGATTTGTCCACGAGCCGTAGGAGTTCGTCGCGGCAGTACAGAAGATTGGCGGTATCTCCGAGGGTCTGGTGATACCGATTAAGCCAAGTCTCTGCGAGGTATTCGAGTTCCCGGTGCAGCGCCGAAATCGAACCAGTCGCCACAGCGCAATTCGCACGCTGGGCCTCGGGGGCGGATACAGAGTCAGGGAGAGTGCTCATGGCTGGTCTTTCAAGTTCGACGTGAAGGCGGACGCTGGCACCCACACGACGATGCCCACGTAATCAGCGGCTTTCCCGGCCATCACGCTGCGGGCGAGTTGCGAGGCTACTTCGGGTTCGGTCGAAAATGTGACTTCCGCGTGGGTTTTCTTTTGTTCCATTGCCACGAAAGAGCCGTCGAGTCGTTGATGTTTTAGGCCGTTTCCGGCGCGTTGCAGTAGTTCAATGAGTCTCATGGTTTTCTTTCGATGAATTTGCCTTTCTTGGCTCGGAGCTGGTGGATGACCCAGCGTTCGTCAACACTCAGGATCACCTTCTCGTACCCCATCCTTCTGAGGATGGTGTAGACGTAGGTTTCGGCGACGCGCAACTCAGCGGCGATGTCCTTGACTTCGCGTGACTCTGCGATGCCGCGCACGCAGGCGTTTTTTAGCGCGTCGGTTTCTGCGGGTGTGCGCTTGTGCTGGCCGGGGCGGATTTTCATGGGATTAATAGTCGCCATCTTGCCAGTTGAGTTTGGCATCTTTCCATTGCGCGGCTCCTCCAAGTGAGTTGAAAAGCGCACGAGCTTTTGCCGCAAGTTTGATTGCCTTGTTTCGTTTTAGCTTATCGGCCTTACAGTCTTTCTCATATCGAGCCGTGACTTCTTCCCGATAGCCCTTGCAATGGCCAAACTGACGGTTCCAATCGTCCGTTGTCAGTTTCTTCATGGCCTCAACTCGGAAAGCGTCGTTGCCAATTTCCGCTTCGCTTTTCACGCCACGAATTGGAGCCATTCCAGCAATGATCTTTTCGAGGCCAACGATAGCGGTTACTGCGCTCTGCCCCTCGGGAATTTCTACGGTCAAGTCATAGCGCACATTCTCGTAGTTGCCGAGGTTGTAGAGACGCCCGACGGTGATTCTGCTGATGCGTGCTTGTTTTTTCATGTGATTGCAGTGGTTGTTGGTTGAAATCTTCGGGAGCGTAGTTCGTCCCACGCTTCGCGGTCGAATACCGGGTCCGATGACATATCAATCGGCGATGCTTCGTGGTAGTCTTCGATCCACGCTTGGCGCTCTTTCTTCCAACTGAATCCATCGTCGTTCACGCAGATTGCGTCTGCCTCGGGCTCGGTTGCCTGCCGCAAAGCGGATAAGATACAGGCAGGACAGTTATGCGCCACAATACGAAGGGTGTCTATTTTACGCTCGATCTCTTTTGGAATGCCTTCGCCAGAATCTCCAAGGGTGAACGCTTCATATCCGGGTCTGTCGCCGTACTTGATCGCGGCGATTAGGTCAGCCATCGGAGCCTGCTTGTCGCCGACCGCTGCGCACATGCGGCAAACACGATTCGGGTTCTTCGTGCAATGAATCTCGTGCTTCGCAATCGCACCGCCCGAGCAGTTCGCCTTCCCGCAGAAGTCGCATTTGTAGCGCCAAGTCTGGTATCGTTTCATGGGATTAGTTTCAGGATTTCAGGTCTGAGAAGTGGCGAAACGTCGAACCACGCGACCGTAGCGAAGTCGCACGGGTTTCCCCAGTCTGCGGCGTCAGGATAACGCTTGCGGGCGACCTCGCGCCAGCCGGTGGGAGGCTCTTGGTAAATATCCATCTTGGCTGTGCGCGTGCGCTCCGTGCGCTGGGTGGCAATTTCGTGCCAATGAGCCGCGACCGCCATCGGGCCGCAGTTGTCGAATTTCTTGCGCACGTAGCGGCAACCGCGCTCCAAATCTTCGGCGGTCACGGTCGGGTCAACCTCGCGGATTTCAGCCAGCGCCTTGCCAATCGTTCCGGCGGCGGCTCGGGTGATCTTGCCGTTGTGCCCGAATCCGGCTGCTATGGCGTCGAAAAGCACATTGCGACCGTTCACTGCTCTGGCCTTCTTCGGCATTTCCTTGGCCAAGGCGGGGCGCAAAGCGGCGAGCAGGGCATCTTCCGTCAGCTTGTACGCCGGGTTACCCTGGCGGGCCGCCATCACGGCAGCCCAGCACGCCCGGGCGACGCGCGTAGCGGCGTCTTCGGGCGGCATTCCGGGGAGCTGGGGTGTCGCGATCATACTCCGCACATCCCCTCGCATTCGTTGCCAAACATCACCTGCTGTCCGTTGTCCTCGTCGGTAGATAGGTCTACCTCGTTTAATGGCTTGCAAGATCGGTGCAAAAACAGTTGCGAGGTTCGCGAAAGATTCAGCGCCTTCTCGAATTGCAGCGCCTTCTCGAATTGCAGCGCCTTCTCGAATTGCAGCGCCTTCTCGAATTGCAGCGCCTTCTCGAATTGCAGCGCCTTCTCGAATTCAGTCGGCTCGAAATCCCGCAACCGACGCCATTCCTTATCCGAATGGAATGGGCAATAACGGCACGCCGAGCGCGGGGGCGTTGGGAACTTGTGCGCAGCCATCCATCGAAGGCAATCATGCCGTGTCATGTTCGCGTCGATCAACGGCCAATGGGTTTTCAGATAGGCGTGCCGAGATGGCTTCATCCTCGAAATTTCATCGAGCGTTATCCCGATCCATTGAATTGCTATCACGGTTTTACCGCCTCGTTTCACTCCGGCGAGCTCTTTTATTTTTCGTTGAATCGGGACCAACTTAAAGTCTCTCGTGCAGGCGCGATTTTGAACCATCGCCTTCGTGCCATCGGAGGATAGGGTGAACGCAGGGAACGAAGTCTTGTTGAACATTGAGCCCTTTTTGCTCTTTCTGAGCGTCAGGATGGACTTCCCAAGGCTTCCCGCCGTCACCCGATAGACCGGGTATGGGAGTTGTTTTTCAAGCCAGTCAAGCCAAGTGTAGACGCTCGCCGGCTCGTCTTGCGTGTCGGCAAAGATCGCGGCGGTCGGCATTGGCGTTATCTCGCCGCACGCCGCCATAAGCGCCATCGTGGATGACTGTACGCCTGCCCCAAGGGAAATTACGTGAATAGGATCGCTCATGACGGGTTAGCGGTCGCAGCCGCCTTTGCGTGTTCGGCGAGAGAGATTATTTCCACGACCGCGCCGGGATTCGGACCATAGGTCTTCCCAGCGAACAGCGAGCAGACCTGCGAATCGTCGCGCCAGAAGGTGCCGAGCTGGGTGAGCGCGTCGAGTACCGCCTTGGCCAGATTATCGGAATCCGGTTTCGATGTGTGGTAGGTCGGCGCGTCGCCGCGCAATTCCTTCGCGGGATTGCTGGATCGGAAATGGGAGTTGGGCCGGCGGAAGACGAAGGCGATGCGCACCTGCACCGGCCCGGCGAGGGGCCTAGCGGGCGCGTGCGGCTTTGCGGCGAGCACGACTTGCGCCTTCCATCCCTCGGCGGTGCCAGAGTCGAACACGCGAGCCGAGTATTTGCCGTCCGGCATCCGCATCGCGAAGGCGCGCGGGCGCGGCTGGCCCTTCGGATCGCCGGAAACAGTGAAGCTATAAAGTTCGTTCATGTTATCCTTTCGTGGGCCAAGAGTTCGTCGAGACGTTGCATCACTTCTTCGCGTGTGAGCTGTTTTCCTTCGTATTTCGCCGCGTAGAAGCCGGCAACGTAGGGTTTGATCCAATCCGAATGCTCTAGCATGTATGGTTGCTGCGGATTGACGTGTCCCTGTATCCGAAGATGACACCGCTGGCAGAGCGCGAGCAGGTTCCACCATGCGCAATTCGACTTGTTACCGTCGAAATGATGCACGGTGAGAATGCGCCATTGCGCCTCTGGAAACCCGAGCCAAAAGCGAACTGGCCCGTCATTGTGGGTGCAATGCTCATCGCAGCGTGTCCACTCGCCCTTGCCGTGCGTGCCCTTCGTGTAGGGATGCCCGCACCGAATGCACCGATGGCCAACGCTCGCGCAGACGGCGGCGTTAATCTCCGGCCAGTCGGGCGGGTATTCTCCGGGTGTGTGCAGGCGTGGCATGGTGAAAATTAATTGGCCGGATTACGCGCCGGCCCGCGTCGTTGTGTTGTCGGTCACTCTTCGCTGTCAACCGTGCCCTCGTCGGCCGGAACGCCGACCGTTCCGGGAGAAGCCTTGATCTTGCTCGCCTCGTCTTCTGTGATGACCGGATTGGGCAGCGCGGCGCCGAGTTGGATGATCTCGCCGACGCGGGCGACCTGCGGAGACTCCAGTGCAAGTTCGTCCTGCATCTCGGCTTGGCTCATTTCCTCTTCGCCGATGACTTCGTGCGTGTCGAGCCGGGTGAGACGTTTCACGCCGGTCTTGGGCGTGTGGTACTGAACCAATACCTGCGTGTTGCGATACTCGAAACCCGAATTGACCTTGCCGGCGTGCTCGGTCAGGCGCGATTGGATGCCGTCGCATTTGGCCTTGAGCTGACTCGTGACAGCCTTCTTGTCTTCTTCCGCTTGGTTGAGTTCGCGGCTGGCCTCGGCGAGTTTCTTCGCGATTTCGACGATTTCGGGGATCGTGAAGGTGTGCCGTAGTTGCATTTCGATCTTGCGATCCGGCTTCGTGGGCTTGGCCGGCACGGTAGTTTTCTTGGGCGATGCTTTCTTGCTACTCATGGATGTATGTTTTCGGTGGATTGACGGTTTGGATGCAGACAAAATGAGCCTAGTCTCGGCGGTGCGGCAGGGCGTTCAGCGCATCCTTGCGCTTGCCGATGGTCAGCCAGTGGTAAACGGCGCCGTCTTCCTGCGCGTGTGTTGCGCTGGGGAGGCGTTGCTTCACGCCGTTGGCGCCGAGCCGCACGAGCAACGCGGCTTCTTTTATGGTGCCGGCTTCAAGCATAACCGAGAAGTCGTGCGCCCGTTCCATTACGTGAACTTTCATGGGATATTTGGGTTAGTCTGGAATCTTGCCCGTCGCCTCGTACTCCGCCTTCTGCGCCTCGTAGGCCGCTCGCTTCGGAGCGTCGGCGGCTTCTTTCAGCGCCATCACCTTTGCGTAGGCCGCATCGAACGTCGCCAGAAAGCCGTTTAGCGCCGCTTGCAGCGCGGCCATTATTTTCTCGTCGCGCTCGATCCGCAGCAGCAGCGGGGGGAACTGGCGCGAGTAACTAAGGAAATACCACCACTTGCGGTCGGTCACGAGCATGGAGCCATAGACCTGCGCACGGTACTGCGGCGGCAGCTCGCCGTTCACGAGATAGCGCAGGTGCGTGTCTGGCTGCGGACACTTTGCCTCGATGCCGCCGTCAGTCCCGATGAGCCCGTCCGGCGAGCAACCAATGCGCCCGTCGTCCGTCGTTACGAATCCCACGCGGTCAATCTGAATGTCTCGCGTGAACATTACGAATGGAAGCGCCTCGCCCTCCAGAATCGAGCCCTGCCCCATTTCCCAAGAGCCGCCGCCCGTTTGCAGCGGGACGCCCATGCACCGCTCTGCCAGCTTGCGGTAAAGGTACGTCTCTGGCGTCTGGCCGGTGCGCAGCTTCCACTCTGGCGTCACAAGGTTATCAAATTCGCTGGCGGTCGGAATACCGGCGCGAGCCTTGAGCCATTCCGGCGTTCCCTGTGTGCAAGAAATCGTTTTCATTTCTTGGCGCGTTTGCGGGCTTCGATGGCGCGAACCAGCACCGGGTAAACTGCGCTCGGTACGTCCTCAAGTTTGGCGACGCCAGCAAGCTGGCAAAGGCCGGCTTCGGTGCCGCCTGCCTCCTTCAACTCTTCGCGGAGGTACTGTACCTTGTCGCTGGCGATTGGTCCGCCTTGGTCGCGGGCATCCTGACTTGCGCCGTCGCTGTCGTGTTCGACGGTAATGTTGAGCGCATTGCAGAGCGCGTACCGCTTGGCGTAGGTCATCGCTGCGCCGTCCGCCTGCGTCTCGGTTGCACCGTAGGGACCGGCCCCAGCGCGCACGAATGCCTGATAATCGCGGTGGTGACCGCCGTTGTGCTGGAGCGTGCAAGTCTGAACGATGCGCGCATCCTTGCAATCCGTAGAGAAGCTAATCGAGAAACCGTGCCGCTGTGCGAGCGGGTTCACCTCTCGCATAATTTCCTCGTAGGGCAGATACGTGTAGCGTGTTTTGCCCTGTTTGTCGGGAACGATCTTCGTTGCCTGGAATGTTTTCAGCTCGTTTTGCAGAGCGGCGAATGCCTCGGCAAACTGCTTCTCAGCCTTCTTGTCCTCCATGTGTTCGTGCAGGGCGACAAGGCGCTCCACGACGGAAACGGATTCCGCCGTGAGTTTGCCTGAGTCGATCATGCGCTCAATGAGCGATAGCGGGGAAGCGCCTACGGGCGTGATGGCGACGGTTTCTTGCGGCGCGATGTCGAGAGCTGCGGTCTGGTCTTTGGGATTCATGGGTTAAAGTCCTTTCGCGGTGGTTTCGATCCAGACGGCGAACTTCTCGCGCTGGCTGGCGAGCGTGACGCCGATTGACTTTGCCTCTTCGGTTTTGAAGTCGGGCAGTTCCAAGGCGCGAAGGGATTGAGCGAACGCCAGCAGCTTGTCTTTGTCGGGCGCGGCAGCAGCTTTCTTGGCGGCTGCGGCTTCGTCTGCCGCTTTCTTGGCTGCGGCATCACGCAACTCCTTAGCCTCGGCTTCTGCCTTTTCACGGGCCGCTTTTTCCAATGCTGCTAAGGCGTCGGCCTTGCGCTTCTGCTCTGCGGCAGTAGCCTGAATTTTTTCCCGCTCAGCCTTGGCCTTCGCCTCTATCTCTGCCTTCTCTTGCGCAGCCTTGGCGGCTGCCAGTTTGGCCGCAGCGTCGGCTTTGGCCTTCTCTTCGGCGGCAATGCGTGCGGCTTCGGCCCGTTCTTCGGCCAGCTTCTTTTCCGCAGCCTCCCGCTCCGCCTTGGCCGCAGCCTCGCGGGCGATGGCCTCTTGTTGCAGCCGGGCGTTCTCAGCGCGGATTCGCTCGCGCTCTGCCGCGTCGGCCTGCTCTTTGGCAATGCGATCTTCCTCGGCCTTCTTGGCGGCAGCGATGGCCTGCTCTTTGGCCAACCGAACGCCGGTCAAAAGCTGGGTAAAGGTAGGCTCCGGCATGTCACGGACGGCGTACAGATTCACGTCCTCAACGTAGGGCGCAAGCGCAGCCTTGCGGCCCGCTTCGAGTGCGTCTTTTCGCGCAATCTCGGCACGCTCGGCGGTGTCCTCGGCGTCCTGTAACGCCTTTTCAACCGGCGCAAGGTCGGCTTCTAGGATATTGTAAAACCCATCAACGGCTCGCCCGTAGGTCAGCGCATTCGCTTTCTGCGCCTTCTTCACCTTCTCGCCTTCGATTCGGACGCGGCGAATAGCCAGCCGGCAGGCGCGAGCCCTTTTGATTTCCGTGACGCAGGTTGCGTCCTTCACGGATTCAGCGACGCCAACAGCATCGGCAAGCACGGTACGCGCCTGAATGAAAAGCGGGCGGAATGCTGCGACTAACGGCGTTGTCGAGGCTTGTTCAAGGCCGGTTTGGCCTGCGTATGCTACCAGCTTCTCCTCTACTGGAGAGACGATTTCGAGTTCGGTTGTAGGATTCATGGGATTGATTAGAGAGTGGTCCTGCCGGCGCGGTCCTCGGCTGTTGCGCTACCCCTAGACGCAATTCCGCGCCGCACCGGCAGGAAGATGTTTGGTCGGCTTGAAGCCGTTCTTTTTGGCGAAGGCGATAAGCTGGTCCTCCAGCAGCCCGGCGCTGCCTGCGATCGCCGCCCACTTGTCGCGCTGTGCCTTGGTGGCCACGTCCACCTTTGCGCCGGGGAGCAGCACGCGGGGCAGTTTGCCGTATCGCCTGCGATGGCCGCGCTCAGCCGCGACCTGAACGAAGAGCGTTGCGTGTAGGTTAGCCATGGGAATTGGTGGTGAATCGCGCGCCGAACATATCGCGGAGCGCGAAAACGATGTGAGGCTTGAGCTGGCCGTCGTGGTTGTTGTAGCGCAGCCACGCTTGGTAGTCCTTGCGGGTCTTGAAGGTTGTTGGACCGCGATCATCGAAAATAATGACGACGCGATGCCCGGCGTTCCACGCTGCGTAGAGGTCTTTGACTTTCATGGCTTAAAATCGGTTTCCGGCCCTTCGTATGATTCGTGCGGCTGCTCTGCGTCGCACTTCTCGCAGCGCTCAAAAACGACTCTCTCCGTTCCAAATTCATGGTCAAAAGAATCGTCGATTACCTTCCAATCGTGGTCACAGGTGGATTGCTGCTGGCGCTTCTCAGCGCGTCTGATTATCTCTTCGTCAACTTGTTCTTGAATTGATGGATCGTCTGCCTCTCCGCCTTCTTTGTTCGTGGCATCCGAGCAAACCACTTCCCATCCGCTATTCGTGAACTTGGCGACGGCTCGAACGTAAACTTCATGGTCTCGGTCGTGGTGCGTCACGGTCATTTCAAACTCCTCCACGTAGTCGGGAGTAGCCAACACCTGCCAGTCGATGCGGTCGATGTTCACGTCTGAGAGCGTGGGGTAAGCGGTGATGCAGGAATCTTGGGTATCGCTGTTGAGCTTACCGACGCACTCCTGCGCGCAGACGACGGCAATCGCCCGCAGCGCGTATAGGCGTTTCTCGGAATCGGTCAGCGCCATTGCTGCGGCGAAATCCTTGTGCTCGCGTATGTCTTCTGCGCGCACCCAGATTTCCACGCGGGCGTCTAAATCAAAGCGAAGATCATTCATGTCTGGTTTCCTCGGTTGAGCTTGGCGAGCGCGGCTTGCGCATCTTGCACCGCTCGCAATATGGAGTCCGATGCTTCTATCTTGACCGACATAAAGGCGTTCTCGATTTTGGATTTCTCTAGCGCGTCCGCCAGCTCCTTGACCTGCGCCTTCACCAGTTCCAGCGATTGCAGCGCGTCCTGCCGCTCGTAGAAAGCCTTGCGTTCTATCTTCTCAAGTTCCCCATATTGGCCGTTTACCTCTTTGCGCCTATCGGATTCTGCGGCAAACTGGCTCTCCAGCTCGGCGCACTTCGCGGCGCTGGCGTCGTCTTTTACCTCGGCTTCTGTGAACATTTCGGCGAGCTGATCGTCTGTTGGCTCAACCCAGCCACGGACACGCTTTGCGCAATCCGTCAGGGCGTATGCCTCTGAAAGTTCATCATCGGCATTGCGGCGGTTGCTCTCATCGACGCAAATATTGTTTGATAGCGTTATCGCTGCGCGCCAAATGCCCTTGTCTCGTTCGGTGATGTTCATTGCTAATCTCCAATTGAAATACTGAGCCTGTCCGCCCTGTCGTAGTGCCGCGTCAGCTCGGCCCGGTGGAAGGCGCGGGCGCGGAAAAAGTCTCTGGCCTCCTCGGCGGTCGCTGGGCGGATCTCGCGCGGCTCCGGCGCGACGTGGACCGCGTGCGACTTCCGCAGCGTCCGAGTACGCTCGTCCCAAAAGCCAACGCCAAAGTCCGTGGACACGAGCGGCGAGAATGAGGACTGCAAGGCGAGTCTCATTTGCGGTTGTCCGCCTGAATTTTCGCGCCAGGCCCGATCGCGCCGACGGTCCCGCCCCGAATCGCGCCGACGGTCCCGCCCCAAATCGCGCTGACGGTCCCGCCCCGAATCGCGCCGACGGTCCCGCCCCGAATCGCGCTGACGGTCCCGCCCCAAATCGCGCTGACGGTCCCGCCCCGAATCGCGCCGACGGTCCCGCCCCAAATCGCGCCGACGGTCCCGCCCCAAATCTCGCCGACGGTCCCGCCACAAATCTCGCTGACGGCCCCGCCACAAATCGCGGTTATGAGCATCTCCCTTGCGCAGGAAATTTTCGCGCCGGGCGCGACGATGAACTGGCCGCCGATGAGCAAATCAACGTCGCCCGAGATGATGCACGACTTGATGTAGTTGCGGAGCATATCGCGGACGCGCTCTTGTTTCTCGGCATCGAACCAATCAGGCGTGCGGTCCTCGTCGATCTTGAGCTTGTAGCCGTCCAGCAGATGAGCGGTTTCAAGCGACGGCGGAGAAAACTCCACTTTGGCCATATCGAGGCGCTTGTCGGTTCCGGCGAGCTGGTAGATTTTGCACAGGTCGGAATGGCTTTCGGACCACGGGGAGAAAAGCAGGCGGAAGCCGTGCTTGACGGATTCATCTTTGACACAAATGGCGGACTTGAATTCGCACATGGGATTTAAGGGTAGTAGCGGGCGTTGTGGTTGGAACAATCTTGAAGTGTCGCACTAAAGCGAGCGTAATTTGTGGCACTACGCGTTTCTACTTAGCGCCCCAGGTCAGCCAGAGCCAGAAGGCGGAGGCCAGAACCATGCCGACCGAGAGCCCGGCCATGAAGCCGGTTGCGAGCGAGATTCGTCCGAATCGCTCAACGTCCTGCGTGAGTCTGTCGGATGCTGATTTGGTGTTCATGTTGCGCAGTCCATTTCGACCGCGGCTCTGGCCCGCAGAATATCGCCGAGCGTAATTTTGGTAGCGTTCAGGCCGAAAACCGGATGATCCGGCGCTTTCTCCATCTCGGTCATGTGGCGAACGTCAAGGGCTGCGAACGGCGTAAGCGCCTCTCGAAGCTGCCCGTTTTCGGCTTCGAGTTTATCGCGCAACTCCTGCCATGTCTCTTGGCCTGTTATTTTAGCGCTCATCATTTGCAGTCCTCCTCAAGCGCGGCGAGCGCGGCGCGGGCTTGCTCAGCTACATCACGTAGAACCGTAGCGGCGTCGGCTATTGCCGATAGGTCGCCCCGATTGTTTGCAAGAATCACGGCCCGCGTTGCCGAGTCATAAGACGCAAGCGCCTTCACGAGCGCGGGCAGGTGGTTGTGGCTGGCCCTCAGAACGCGGGCGTTATGCGCTCCGTCTTTGTAGTAGTTTTCAACTGTGCATATATCGCGGGCTTGGAACGTCAGCACAGGAGCGCCTTCGCCATTGTATCCGATTTCAAGCGGTCCCGGCGTCGCCGAGGCCAGCAGCTTTTGGAGGTTGGGAAGCGTGTTCATGGCGTCAGGTGTTGAGGATTGCGCGGACGGCGTGATATGCCCGCTCTTGCGAGTAGCCGAAATGCACGCGGAATCCGTCCTTGTCGTAGGCGTCAAGCGTGTCGTTGACTGTGCAGCGAACATCGCAGCGTGTCGGCTCTCGTTCGCCTTCGCTGCGGAATATGCCGGCCACGGCTTCGTAAATCGTCGCCATCGGAATTGTCTGTTTCATGGGATTGGTTTTGAGGGTTAGCCTAGCAGCACACCGCGATGCCGCGATTGTAGAAAGACTCGATGGGCTGGAGCACACCGTTAATCGTGAGATCGGCCCGCGTGACTAGGTACAGCATACAGCCGCGACAGTCGCCCTGATGATAGGCGAAAATATGATCTTGCGCGTTCGCAGCCATAAACGGCGTCCCTTCTTCGCGGGCATTTCGGGCGTCAACAATAGCATTGAGCCTACGCAACGCGCCCGCTTCGCGGTCGGCAATCGGGTGCCGGCGCATCTTGCCCATGTGCGGGTAAACGCAGCGGAACGGCTTGCCGGTGATTTCATCGCGCTCGATTGAAAAGCTGGCGTATTCGTTTGAATCGCCGCACTCGGCTTCCGCCCAGCGTTGCAGCGTCATCTCGATCCGGCGCAAGGCTGCGCTCTCTTCATAGGTAAAGCCCAGCTCGGCGAGCTTGGCGAATAGTGCGAATTTCTGTTTTTGGGTAGCCATGTTGTTATCGTTTTGTCGAGCTGATCCGCTCGTTTGTTTTTGGTTTCTGTGCGCCCCTTCGGGCAAAGTGGTAAAGTCAGGCGGTCGCCCGCGCTATCGCGGAGCGGGCTTGGTCTAGAGAGTCAGATAGGGCTTCGTCTTGCTCTAGGGTCTGGCAGTTGCAGCCGATGGTAAATTTTGTCGCTGCGGCTTCCAAGTGTTGCAGCGCGGCCAGAAGCTCGGCTTGCTCGGCTTTGTGTGCGCGTACTACTGCTTTGGCCCGGCTCTTGGAAAGGCCAAGGCATTGCAGCCATGCTTCGCCGATTCGTGGCAAATCTTCTTCGGGCGTGTGCGTGATTTTCGGGCTCATGGGCGGGGGGGGGTAGGTGTTAAGTTTTCGGGAAAGCCGATCCGCAATGGCGTCGATGCCAGCGAATAGCTTGGGAAGCTCGCGGTCTTTTGGGCCATTCTCGCGGCTCCCGGTCATTTCGTCCGCTACTGCGTCA